GGAGAAATGGGTATCAGAGAATTCGACCGCATTCTTAAGGAGAAGGCAGCAAGCTTCAACCTCATCGATACTAAGTTTGTAACTGGTTCTGGTCAGGAACTTACACTCGGTGGTCAGTTCACTACATATAAGATGACTAACGGTATCGAACTTACAGTTAAGCGTTGCGCTCTGTTTGATAACATGGAACTCTTCCGTCAGTTACACCCACTGACAGGCAAGCCACTTATGTCATACACATTCCTCTTCGTTGATCTCGGTCAGCGTGATGGACAGGCTAACGTGGTTAAGGTTTGTCGCAAGGGTCGTGAATTCGTACAGTGGTTTACTGGTGGTTCTGTAGCACCTAACGGTTATGCTAACAGCATCAATACACTGCGTTCTAACAGCCGCGACGGTTACCAGGTTCACTTCCTTGGTGAAATGGGTATCATGCTTCGCAATCCACTGTCTTGCGGTATTCTGTACTGCGATGCTGAAGATGCAGAAATTAGCAACGAACTCGATAACATCGTTGCTGCATAATTAACACACTAAGATATTACAATGTCCGAGCGGGGTTTCATACCCCGCAACCGGCATTGCAACATACTAATTGAAAGATTATGGTAGTTGAATTAAAGATTAAAAAGAAGAATCCCTGGGCGGGGTTATTGAAATATAAGTCATGTTTTGATTATATCTCACCATACTTTACTCGTTCTGGGTCGATTTACACAGGCTTGACGCCTGAGGAAGAAAAATATTATGAGAAAGCTCTTGGTTATCCAGAAGGACACCTTTCTAAGGCTAGTGACTTTTGGACTACTTTTTGCGTAAAGGTTGGTTCTAGAACCGTATTGTTAGACGATTCGATTCCACGCCAACAGATGATAATTAAGTTCTTAAGTGGACATAAACGTGTTGCAACATCATTAGATAAAATGGACGCTGGCAAAGATTATCTGTTGATCAATCGTGAAGCAGAGGCTGTAGAAGCAAATAAACTCAACAAGCTCCGTCGTAGCGCCATTAAGGAATTTGACAAGATGTCTCTTGAACAAATGCGTAAATGTTTGCGTATCTTTGGTGTTAAAGCAGATACGATGTCAAACGAACTTGTTGAATCTACTCTGTTCTCAATGGTTGATAAAAACCCAAAACAGTTCTTTGTTAAGTGGGTCGATAATAAATCAAAGGAGACTGAATTCTTGTTGGAATCTGCAATCGCAAAAGGAATTATCCGTAAAGATCGTACACAATATTATTATGGTACAGAACTATTTGCAGACTCTTTAACAGACGCCATTGCATATCTGGACGCTAAGAAAAACCAAGACTTAAAGCTTTCTATAATCAATCAAGTAGAAAATAAGTAATATATCATAACGACATATGACGCACAAGGATATTTATACTAAGTTTATGATTGAATATGACAAGGCAGGAGCCTCAACGTCATATCCGTCGTTAACAGAATATGAAGTCGCTACGTTCTTAGATAAAGCATACAACGCACTGATTGCACAAAAGGTTACTGGTAACAACGTTCGTGGTGCTACTTTTGAATCAGATATAAAATCAATTGCAGATCTTGGCCCACTTGTAAACACGCTCATGCTGCCGGGAATACAGGATAATTCAATCGCTCCTAATATATATAGGTACAATATTGCAGATGAATATGTCGAATCAGTAAGCAATTCGACTTCCGACACGGTATTGAGAATATTTATTCCGTCAACAGAATAGGTGCGCGACGGCGGTGAATTTACATCAGACAGTGTTAATAGTCAGTCTTATTATTTAGTATGGGTCGATAGTAAAAAGATATTTGCGTATATGATCATGGGGGCTAATTTTGCCACCACTTATTATACAAGTGTGAGCAACGATGAAAAACAAGCAGTGTTGACTACATTGAATGGTTATGTACATTCAAAAACTCCTTTTTACATAGCATACAGCCAGATTCCTGGTCGTGGTTTTATATTTACAGGAAGCTCTAGTATTGTGTATAAGCCAATAGCTGCTAATATTGAAAACAACGGAAAAACTGAATCTTTTTGGCTACGTAAGAACTTTTTGTACTTTCTTCAAGGTAGTATGTTGTATGACGGGCCAAAAGACATAAATGGCAAATATTATAACGCTGTTTCAAATCTTGGTGAAGTTGACTATAAACCAGTAGATGGTGTTGTGACCGGGCGAGGTATTCCAGTTAAATTGGTAAATCACGAAATTGCTCAAAAATTCTTTACTACAGCTTCAAATATACCATGGATAAAAGAACCAGTATGTTTTATAGAAGGATCCGATGTATTTGTGGTATACGATTTACTCAATCCTCCTGCGGATACACTTAGAGTTACATTTATAAAACAGCCCAATACGTTTGTTAAAGATTTGTCACAGTTTACATCTGGAACTTGGACATATTTTACACCAGACAAGAATGCTACAGACGTACAAAACAGTCTGTATCAATTTGAATGCAACAGCACTGTGGCTGAAGAACTGGTTAGCTTAGCTGTTTCGTTTGCATTGGAGAATGTAGAATCACAGCGTTTAAATTCAAAACTTAACATGAGGGGGCTTGAAGCATGACATTAGAAGACACTAGGCGACTCGGTATTGAATTCGAAAGGCGAATTCAAACCATGATTCCAGATACAGAGTTTTTAGAAAAACTCGATACGGAAACGATATATTCGTACTTAAATCAATATCAAGATTAGTACGTTCACGAGATCTATAGAAACCTTGATCAAATACAATCAGGCTCTCATCTTTCAGCACACGTAGAATCTGTTTTACAATCTTTAATGGATAAGACAGACATGAGTATACGAATTAAGGCTAAGTACAGCGTTGATAAGATACACGTGGCAATTGGTGCTGGACAACCTCCAACTGAGAATTTGGTAGAAATTTAGGTAGAGAGTAGACCAGAATTCGAAGGAGGTGGTGATTATTCGATAGATGAGGTTCTCAAGCAATTGCAACTTGACAGAAAATAGTTTAAGAAGCTGTTTGGAAAAAGCATATATGATATGGATGAGTTTTCAGTGGCAATTCCAGCACATTCAGTTTGGTTTACATTTACTCCAATTGTACCAGAAGAACCTCAATATTATATAAACGAAGATATTGTTGAGGATGGTAAGTTTGATTTCAAACCTGAATATGGATTTGAGATCATCGACACGGGTAGATGTATTACATATACATTACCAAACAACTTCTATATGTATATAAGAAGTGCTTCTCAGGTAAGCAAATCTTTTTCTTTTAAAGCTGATGTCAGCGATACTGAAAACAGAGATGCTCAATTACCAATTCGTGTTATTCCAAACAAGCTTGTTTCTCAGTCAGATGTATGGCGTTTAATAGAAACACCACACGACAGTCTTAGGATATTGAGGTATCCAGCAGCAGTGTTGAATAAATACGCTGATGGTAATCCTACAATGACTGTAATATACGACTAGTATACAGATCCTACTGGAGTAAGCATTACTTATTACAAACAACCGGCAAGATTTAGTCTGATGACTTCAACACCATGTCAATTACCATTAGACGCATTTGAAGAATTAGTTAGCGGAGCAGTTGATTTGTATGTACAGTATGTAGCTGGTGCAGTTGCTAACAAGGAACGAATACAGAGAGCTAGAGCAGAAGCAGCAAAAGAAGCTGAGAGAAATAATGCACGACGTGGTAGAAACAGTGAATAACAATGAGGACGATTGATTTGATTGCAGCGTTTGAAATCGAAATAAATAAGATAGACGACGCTTTAGAAAAGCCTGTTACAGACGACTCTATATATTGGATCAACCAAGCGGTCATGAAGTTTACCAAAGAAAGATTTAACGGTAATGCTCCGCATTACACGTCTTATGAACAAACAGAAAAACGCACAAAAGATCTCATAAGGCTGTTTAAGACACAGGATATCGAAACACCATATCCAGATAAATCACATCCATCGTACAACAGCTATGACTATGCGTACCCATCTGATATGTTATATGTATTAAACGAAAACGTCATAATAACAGACAACGATGGCGAAAATGCTCTAGACGTATGTTGTTTCGAATGTACTGCAGATAGTTTTATGTATCGTGTGATGAACAAACTAACAGACTTTCATTACAGGTTTAAAAGAGCAAGACCCCTTAGAGTTAAAACAAGGGACGGCTTCCGTCTGTTAACAGATAAGAATTACAAGATCTCTTTATATACCGTTGGGTATTTAAAGACTCCTGAAGAAATAACAAATAAAAGTCCGTATACGGAATATAACGACTTCGATGACTATATTTGGTTAGAAATCATTAAGATAGCGGCTCAAATGTACGCAGAAAATCAATCTGACCCTCGTTATAAAACGTTGATCAACGAAGTCGCAACACAAGAATAATTTTAACGTGGAAACCCCAGCTCTTTAGGTAGAGTCTTAGTAATATAGGGGGAGTAGAAAAAATTTATTTAATATTATGATTACATATGTAAATACCGTACTCGTAGGTAAGGGTGTCGGTTCAATCGCAAGCGACATTAAGGGCGCTACAGCTGGTCAGTACATCATCATGAATCTTGATCCAGCTATTGAGAAGGGTTATCTCGCAGCTAGCGACATGGCTGCAGCTAATGAAGTAAAGATCGGTCTTGTTACCGCAAACACTACTTCTTACGTAGATCCTTCTGGTGAAATGACTACAATTCCTGTAGTTAAGTGGTCTAACAACATTAAGAAGAGCGATGTTAAGTCTCTCGCTTTTTCTGAATATGCAGCAGACAAACTGGAGACAGTAACTGTTGACTTTACAAGCGCTTCTATGGAAGAGATCAGCAAAGGCGGTTACTGCGTAATCCTTCGCCTTACTTACAAAGATCTTCCAACTCGTTACCGCAAGTGGACAGATTCATATGAGTATGTAACAGCTCCTGGCGACACAGCTACTGAAATCGCAGAAGGTTTCAAGAAGGCTATCGCTAAGAACAACAAGCGTTCTCGCGTTAATGCTGCAGCTTCTGCAGGTGTTCTTACACTTACAGCTAAGGCATACGATGATGACAATTCTGTAGACAGTATCAATCAGGCTGGACAGGTTCGTTTTAACGCTAACGTATACTTTACTAATCCAAACGGAGAAGGCTTCTCTTCTAAGAACAAGTACGGTCTTAGCGGTGTATCTATCGAAAAGACTCCTGGTGACATGTATCAGGCTTCAGCTAAGCTTGTTCGTGACCGTGAGGCACAGGCTATGGGTTATGAAGGAATTCTCAACCGCGGTGAGGGTACTTGGCCAATCGTTAAGCCTGCTATGAACACAGATCTCTCTAAGCATTACGATGCTATTACTCTCGAATTCGAGAATATGTACAGAGCTGCTGATGACATCTTCCGTAAGACAAAGCAGACTGTTGAGATCTACGAAGAGACTGGTAAGGCTACTAATATTTTAACAGCTCTCCAGAACTTCGTTAGTGGTGCTAATACTGCTACAACTGAGGGTTAATTTTAATCTAGTGCACTGCGGCGGCAAATTGCCGCTGTGGTGCATTTTTTATTTATACGCGTATGAATAATCAAAATGAAGAAATAAAAAACTGTTGTATACCAGACATGGAGGACATACGCTGTAGTGGCGTAACTATACACGGTTGCGCAAATCCGGGATACAGGCTGTACAACTGGGATCCTTTTCATCCTGCCGCACATAAACATTGCACAGTGTCGCTGAATGAAATGTAGCGCATATTAAACGCAGAGATCGTTAGAGCAACACAGGCTGAAACAGAGATTAAAGAATCATTAGACAGCAAAATAGATGAAACCAACGACGCTCTTTCCGAAAAGATAGATGATAGAGTCGGAGAGGAAATGTCTATCATGAGAAAAGCTATATCAATGCTGTCTCCAAATCAACAAAATGCGTTGTCTGTAGCAGAAGCTGTTGTTGCGATCCAAAGTCAACTAAACGGGTACTCGTTGAGAAGTGTGACAGAATTAGAATACGAAGAGTTAGTTTCTACAGGATAGATTGACGAAAATACGCTATATTTTGTAGAAGAAACTGAAGATACAGAAACAGAATAAAAATACATTATTATGACAGGTAATAAAAATTGGTCATCTGTAAGGCTTGGTGAAAAGAGAATACAAGCTGTGTACAGAGGATCTGATTTAGTTTGGATCGCGGTTTCTAAATACTGGAAGAAACGCGATGTGTGGAAAAAGAAAGAACTGTGGTAATAATCTAATACATAAATAATATGACGAACACAAACGACGTTATAGTAGACGTCATAAACGAATCTTGGGAAGGGCATACCAAAAACGCTGTTGAAACAGCGTTAAAAGATAAGCTTCGTGAATTCGGAGACGCAATCGGCACAACAGATGCGTTTAACGTCACACTGACTGTAGATACAGTTCCAGAACTTCTTAAAGACCGTAATTTTACACTAAAGGTAAAAGGTCGAAGTATTGTAATACACCCGGGAAACGTAGAAGAAGATGTACAAGAAGCTCTTGTTATTGAAATACAAACCAAAACATCGGCTACTGGAAATTATGTACCAAAACAAAGCGTAGTCATACAGTCTAACAAATCTGATTTCACGGACATAGATTTCTCACCATATTTAGAGAATGGAGACAACTATGTCAGGATAAGAGCAGTTGGCGAATACGCTTCAAGTTTCTGGAAGTCGTATACAATACGTGTAGTAAATCTTCAACTGTATGTAAACACGCCATTTGAAATACCGATGATGGGCGATCAGCTTACGGTTAATTATCTCATAGGAGGAGCTGTATCAAAAACATTGTACGTTGAAATAGGAACAGGTTTAGGAACTAGTTTCATGACAGAATATGGAACACAGATAGCTTTGGGTGAGGATGTAAACCTGACGACAGGTCGAAACTTCACGTTCGAGGCTGCACCGGAATCTGTTATGGCAGAAGGAACACATACCATACGTGCCTATTTACAAGCAGATGGTGATAGCACCGTTAAGACCGATGTATTAGAGTCTTAGTACATGATTGCTGGAGATCATAACATGGTCATAATCAACAATGTAAACAGTGTTCTTGATAATTACACAGATGTTACGTTTTTTAACTACTCTGTGTATACAACCGAAGAGACTCTTCCGATCATCTTTAAGCTTACCGACAGCACTTCTGAAGAACTGTTGAACAGCTGGGAGTTTACTACAAAAAACAACATCAGATATACATTCTCTACAGATTTATCTATTGAAATAGAAGAAGATGTCAAGTATGCGTATATGTATGCGGAAGATATTAACGGCAACCAGATTTCAGATAAGGTGTTTATTACAATCAACAATGAAGCTAAATATGCACCTGTAAAGGGAGCTGAGTTTATATTATCTCCTTCAAACAGGAGTAACGATGAGGACAATCCGAAGACGATTATAAATGCAGCAAACGCGTCTATTGTAGAATCTGAATGGGTTAACTTCGATATGTAGAGTGATGGATACATGTCTGTAAATAAAGATGTAGACAACGTATCAGCAAATGCAGAAAAAGTAAGGGCATTGCACATCCCTGCCAATAGAAAGCTCACAATTAACTACAATCCGTTGTATAAGTTTATAAACGCAAACGGATCTGATACAGGTCTTGTTGGTAAAAACATGACACTTGAGATTGACTTCAGGGCATATAACATTCTTGACGAAAACGAACCTATTGTTAAAATAGGTAGTACTCATACCGATGGAGATGTATACGGTTTCGAAATGAGACCACTTGAAGCAGCGTTATTGACAAAAGGAACTCGTGTAAGAGATGACCAGAATGTAAGTTGGGCAGAAGGAGAGCGCACTAGATTTACGTTAAATATTTTATATGGCCTGAACCCAGACAACGATCCAAATCGACTTGTAAACTACAACTACGTTCGAATGTTTATAAACGATAAAATCGAAAGAGAGTTTTTCTACAATGCTAACGATAGTTTCTTAGAAGGTGACACAAATATTGTAATAGGTGCAGTTGGTTCAGATGTGGATATATTTGGAATACGTTGTTATCAAAAAGCATTGTCTACTAATGAAGTAATGCAGGATTATGTATCTGGCCTTACGACGTCTAAGGAAAAAAGCCAATGGCATCGTAAAAATGATATTCTTGGTGACGACGACATGATTTCATTTGTAAAAGCTCAGCAAGCTGGGTATAATGTAATAGGTCACACTGGACATCTTCCTACATACGGAGACGAGAATAAGGGTGAAACAGACGGTATTAAAATCTATGTAGGTATTGCAGGAGATCCAAAAAGAAGTGGAACGTTAACTCATCTTGAAGGTAAAGGACAAGGTACAACAGCGATGACATACTATCACTGGAACCAGCAATATAAGATTACTGATGATACAACATGGACTCCAGATGAGGCTCCTAGTTTTAGCGACGGGGATAAGTATGCATTTGGTGCTGATGGGTACGCTATCGCTGATGGCGAGGCGTTTGCTAAGAAACTAGTTGGTAAAATAAACTTTGCTAGTAGTCAGCAAGGTCATAAATTAGGACTTACGTGGGCATATACAGACTTGTTTAAAGCTATGATAAACAGAGGCAACATGTCTACTCCTGGTCAGATTCAGGATCAAAGCAATGCACGTATATCTGTTTATCAAAAACCATTCTTATTCTTCCATAGAGAAACTGAAGAACAACCGTGGACATTTAAGTACCTCATGACTTTTGGAGCAGGTAAAGGTGATAAACCTACATTTGGGTTTAATAAGAAAACGACTCCAAACATGATGATGGTTGAAGGTGCAGACAACGACGTACCTTTGGCATTGTTTTCAACACCATGGGACAGCAGCGTTACTTACGATCCAGATGAAGAGTCTTGGATGTATGGCAACAGAGCAAGCATTGACTTTGGTTTTGGCCGAACAGAAGAAATAGATGGTACAGAATATCCTGAACAAAACGATGGATTTGCTGCAATTAAGAACTTCTGGAACTTTGTATATCTACACAATACATCCGTGATCAGGTATTACGATGGCACGTTGGAGCAATTAAAACAAGATGTGGCAAGGCCGCAGCAAGGTGTTACAGGTAGTGCTAAACCATCTAAAGAGCTTGTATACTGGCTTACAGATTCTAACAACAGGTACAACATGTATAAGTACAACGCCAATACCGCAGAATGGATCGGAGCTGGTATTGACGGTGCAGAATTAAATGTAAGATCTGTGTACGAACAATACTGTTAGGATTTACAAAAGAGTCCATCTTCATGGGCAGTAGGACAGTGGTCTAAGATAGCTAGCGATATTAAGTATGAATATACCCAACATTTTAGAGCAAAAGCAGCAGACTACATACACATAGACGATGCTTTGTATCACTCATGTTTCGTTAAATTCTTCGCCGCTACGGATAACAGAGCCAAAAATACATATTATTACACAGACCCAAAAACCCTTAAGATTAGGTTTGAACAAGACGACCTTGATACAACTATAAAAACGAACAACGTCGGTTAGAATAGAAAACCTTATTATGTGGAAGAACATGATAAAAATGCAACAGGTTCGTTTTATTGGCAGGGTGAAAGCAACGGCTTCTATAATCTTCTTGAAGATGCATTTAGTTCAGAAATGACAGACTTAATGAAGAACATGCTGTCTGCAGCTGCTGCAAAAAGTGGTAGTGCAATGTAGTTTATGGTTGATTATGTATTATTTGCTCAGGATTATTTCCCAGCAACAGCGTTCAATGAAACGGCTCGAACTGTTTATGAAAACGCAGCTGTTGCGCAGAATGACGGAACTTACAAAAACAACAACGCTAAAGCCATAACTCAGAGTAACGGTAGCCAACGGTGGAGTGAATATCAATGGTTGAAAGATAGAATCATGTACATCAGTTCTTGGTGTGAGTTCGGTGAATTCACAGGAACGAGTGATGCTTCTGGTGCACTTGGATTCCGAGGAGCTGGAGCAACACAGGGTAATTCTAATACATACAGTTTTTAGTTACGTCCTGCAAAATGGTTGTATCCAAGAATAAGCCAAGGTGAATCAAATCTGGACTCATCAGAAACTTCTAGAAGGACTAGAGTTGAAGCTGGTTAGCTGTTTAACTACAAGAGCTTTTAGCTCGCGAGTGACTCCGCTGTAGCAATCAAGGGTATAAATTATTATCTTGAACTCGGTGACATGAATATACCTTTGTCTGCAGACCAGACCAGCTTTATGTTTAATGGTAAAAAATTGCAAAGGATAACAATCAACCCACAGAATGCAGACAAAAATCTATTTATTACACAAAATATTACAATAGGTGATGCTATAAACATAAAAGAGTTTATAGTAAGGGGTGTGAATACTGTTAAAAATAATGTGGATCTTAGCAAATGCGTTAGACTTGAAAAGATTAATATTAGAGATACTAGCATACCATCTGTGACTCTGCCTAACTCAGCAGCTCTTACTGAGGTTAACTACCCAGCTCAAATATCAGAGATCAGTATTGTCGATAAACCAAAACTCACTACTGTAAGTTTTGACGGTACAGACAATCTTGAAAGTGTAACATGTAAGAACACATCAGATACAGTTGCCAAAAAGGTAATCAGCATTCTTGAAAATCTATAACAATTGACGTATGACACTTAATAGACTTAAAACATATAAATGGGAGCAGGGTTCTTAGAATAACCCTGTAACCCTTACGTCTGATGAATTTGGTTGGCTGATAGACCTTATTAAAACAGAACGTATAAATAAAGACATTAGGGGTTGGATTCGCCCAACACGAGACGTTACTTCGTATGAGAAGTATTTGGTAGAATTAGCAAAAGACAGTTCTGGCCAACCCCTTTTACATCTTGTAGACGTTAATGTATCGGCTATAGAATACAACGTTACACCCAGCTCAAACAAAGTAAACGAGGGTGATCGAGTTAAGATAAACGTCAACAATATAGCTTTGGACGCGCTTAAATTCAGAATTGTCAACCATACTGTTCAGACTGAAGAATATCAAAATAGAACAAGTATTGACACTAAGCTCGGTTATATTGTAGTAGAACCAGCTAGAGAAAATGCAACATGGAGCGATGTTGTTACCATACAGACGTGCCCTGTTTGGGAAGACTGGGATGGTGTAAACTCATCCATTCGTACATTTGATATTACGGTAAACGCACAGCAAGTAACAGATGTTACAATAACCGCTCCCGATGTGGTAGGTCCGTCTTAGACTTTTTATCCTACTGTAAACTTTGTTCCAGCTGGACATACTAAACCGATTGTACACACTTTGGAAGAAGCGGCTTAGAAAAAAGGTATATGCTTTATTCCTAGAAGTGATAATTTTATTGTTTCAAAACGTGATTCTAAGACTATAGTAGCGGTAGCTCCTGTTACAGAAACAGAAGTAGATTCTTACTATTCTATCAGTTGTGACGTTTACGCATTTACAGACCAATCTACTATAGCTACGCCATCTGTAGATATAGCTTGTAAACACCCGTATATACAGTTTACTGTTACTACTGACGGTACGTTTTCAGATATAAGCGGTGCCAATGGTGGTAATGGTCCTAAGGTAACTCTTAAGAAACTTGATTCTGACGGAAGTGTTCTTGAGGACAACTTACAACTTACAAAAACAGTTGGTGAAGACCGCATTATATACACGTACGGCGGAGGAAATGTAAAAGCCGATGGTAAAGAAACGTACGTGGCTTCATTTGGAGACGTTAACAAATACAACTATGTGGATGATATTACAATTGTACCAACCGGTGTTGTCAATAATGTCGATGTTGTATATGTATTAAAAAAACCTGCTATATATTTAGCTAATGAAGACGGTTCTAAGTTTGACAAATTAGAAGATGCTGTGGAAAGAGGTCGTACAACACTTGTTCCAAAGTATATAGTTGTCTACGAAGATGGTTTGGGTGATATATATGGAGAAAGGTGTATATGTGTTGAGCTGAATGCTCCTTATATATCAACTGAAAACGATAACATGAAATGGCAGGTATACAGCGAACCGTATTATACATAGGATATACAGAATTGGTTACAAAGAAATGTGAATATTTTGAATTATGTAAAATACTCATACCCGCTAGCCAGTCTTGCAATAAACGACTATAATGGATTTAGAAATACATAGGATTTAATCTCAGCATTTGAACAAATAGCAATGTACACACAAGAGCAGCTGGGAATGTAGGGTCCGTGGAGAGGTCCTTTATTCAATGTATTGGCATATCTAGATACTACGTTTATGGGGATTCCTGCAAAAGGTTATATACAAACTGTTGGCGAAGCTTATTTGTATCGAGATAGTTATAATTATTTTATAGACAAGATACGTAGTATAGGTTTGGATACAAATATAACATTTGCACTCGGATAGACGTATGATTCACCAGACTCGGTTGCTACCAGCAATGTATATAACAATTTGTCGATATGGGCTAGTGCTGGTGGCAATGAAACAACACCTGGAGAATTTAGGTGGTATACTGCAAGAGAAAACGCAACAGGATGGTATTCTATGAGCATCTTACCTATGATTCACATAGATATTGATGAATTTAAAGCTAGAGTAGGTATAGGTAAACCTAAGCTTAAAGTTACCATTAGTTCTAACGAAGAAGACGCTGATAAGTTAGCTACTATTAAATCTCAGGTGATAACTGTAACAGACAAGGATGGAAATACAACAGACCTTACCGATGGCTAGAGCATTGAAGTATTAGGAGATGGTTCTGAAGAATATACTATATCTGCACCTAGTATCAAAGGATATATATTGAGTTACAATAAAACTGTTGTACCAGAAGGTAATCTTACTACAGTCAATGTGGAGTATAAAAAAATGGACAACGGCGTTTACATTATATATGAAGATTCATCTTTACAGAGTGTGGATGAATATAAAAACTCTGGGTATAAACCATTAGAAAATAAAACACCAAAGGGGGCATTGGTTGTTAGTGAAAATGCCTAGTTTGTGATAAATCCAAACATTACAAAAATTAACCGTTAGGTAACAGGAGTGTTGCTCGACAGGAGTGAAGGTCCTGCTGCAACACTTACAGACATACCAGGCGTACAAACATATGATACAACAGAAAGTGCACTCATGGATTTTGACGGTTATAATGAAACTAAGCGATTAGTAGATCTACTTACAAACTCTCCTAGGTTGCAATACACATCACCTTTATCTGTTTACATGAAGGATAATGTAGAGTTTAATATAGGCGGTGTTGAATTAGACTGGTACGTCGCATCTCTTGGAGAATTATAGATGGTATACGACAACCTATTGGATATACAGTTGGTTGGGTCTGCTGTTACTAGTTCGGATTTTAAAATAGACCTTGGTTCAAGTAATGTAAGATCGTGCACTGTCACTGTTCCAACATCGCAACAACAAACAAATCCGGTTGATCTGTATGTATTCGGAATGGATAGAAATGGAGCATACTCCGAAGATCAATTGTTAGCATATTGTAATAGTTTTATTCTATATTAGATATGATAAATTTATACACAAAAGAACGTGATTTTGTTCCGTATACTATAGTCGACAACACTGTTGTGTTAAGAATCAACATTCGTGAAAAAAACGGGATTGTGTTTTATAGTGAGTTAAAAACAAAGATCGTCAATAAAAACGTTTTAATAGACACACTAATAACAGCAAACTATCCATCGGATAAAATGGATGCTATACGCAACAACTACGACCTTGTTCGTGATGGTTCAGCTGGAGATAAGACTGAAGAGTATACTAAAGAGTACCTCAATATGCAAGCATGGAGAAAGAAAGCCAAAGAGCTTGCAGATGAGATAATAAATGAATATAATAAAGAAAAATGATTAAGATACCTTGTATCATACAATCTATCGTAAACATGTTTAACGGCCTTAGTGCCAACACTACTATGGGTAAATTCGCAATAGCAACTACCGCATTGGCATCTTCTTTTTTCTCACCTATAACAGGATTGTTGACAGCGTGTTTTTGTTGTTCTATAATAGATATGGTATACGGCATAAAAGTAGCCAAGAAACAACATAAGAAGATAACTAGTGCAAAGAGTTGGAACGGCACTTTACTAAAAATAAGAGACGAGTTTGTACTCATTCTTTTGGCGCACTTAATAGAATATGTTACATTTGGAGGAGACGTATGTATACTTAGTAGCGGAACAGCCGCTATAATAACACTCACCGAACTATGGTCTATACTTGAGAATTTAAACACTTTAAATCCAGACGGACCGTGGAAATCTTTAGGTAAATTCTTAAAGAAGAAAGGTGAAGATTATGTTGGTATAGAAATAGATTTAAACAAATAGGAACATGATAACAACAATACTGTAGTTATTGAAGAATCCTAAAACCGTATTAAAGGCCGTTTTCGGGCTCTCTGTGGCACTTTTACTTATGTGGAGTATAAATCTACACAAGTAGAATAAAAAGCTCTCAGAGAGGCTTGAAACGGCCTCTAATAATATAGAGGCGTATGAAGGCATGTTGGCTGAAAATAAATACCAAAACAATACTCTTAGGTTAACCATAGAAGACATGCAAGCTTCTAACGACAGATTACTTCAATAGTTGGACAGTGTAATAGCTGACAACAAGATAAAATAGGCAAAGTTAAAAGCTGCCGCAACTCAAACGCAAACTGTAAGCGTTAATGGGGGTAAGGGGGTATAGGTAGACTTAGTAGAAGTATTAAAAGATACTACTTACTCAGATAGTATTATATACAACCCTCTTACTAAAGTACACTATACTATAGGTAGAGATACAGTAAATGTAGGTATAGAACTACAGAATACTTAGTATGTCTATACATATAAGTAGCAACAGTATAAGAATAAAAAGAGTTTTATAAAAAGACTACTCACATTAGACTTTAAGAAGGTATGGAAACATAAATACGAGATAGTAAACACTAATGATTTAGTAAATACATCTGATGTAAGAGTAGTAGAAATAATTGAATAATATGAGTATGTTTTCATTACGTACTCTTGTTGACGATATACTGCTTATTGTAAGAAACAATAACATAAGCGAATCTGAAGACTTCTCAAGAGCGTAGATCATAGCTTGGGTAATGCACTATAAAGCATTATTAACTAAGCAAGAAAAAGAACGATAGGAAAACGAAGACGGCAATGATGATTTTGTAGATGAAGGTTTGACTAAAACGATAGGACCCCTACAATTGGAAATGGTAAAATCATTGGATGCTACACCGCTGTTCTTAAGAAAAACTACAGAAGAAATACCAGACTTGTTTGAGAAGGATCCAGTAAATATAATATCAGTATTCGATCAAGAAGGGTGTCCAATACAGCTGATGAACAATATAAGAAGACATTTTCATTGGCACAGAAAATACACAGGTAGAGACCTAACATGGTATTACAAAAACGGAACTATATACATAACAGGTAATGTTGATATGGAATACCTTGGTTATATTTGGGTTAAGTACATCGCTGAAGAAACAATAGACGAAGATATGAACGAAGATGATGTAGAGATACCGAATTGGATGATACCTGAGATTAAGAATAGAATATTTAAGAACGAGCTAGCGTTCATGGTTAGGATGCCAAGCGATGATGACAATAACGCTACATTAGACGGTATTAAACCACATGGCCCACAAGATCAGGAAAAATAAGAAATCGTATACGTTTTACGATATGTATAACGAAGTGCCAATAGAAGTGCCATACAGCGTATATAAGCGCATTTTAGACACAATGTGTGAAGTTATAAGCGAAATGATTTTATAGCGCTCAGAGGGCTTTAAAATGCCGTACGGACTAGGTTTAATTCAAGTGTGTAAATACAGACCAAAGACAATGACTGCAAAATCATTATCTGTAGACTACAAAGCTAGTAACGAATACGGCAAACGTATATATCACTTAAATGAGCATTCTGATGGTTATAAATTTAGATTATACTGGTCTAAGTTACCAAAGACATTCTCACCTCGTTATATGTATCAATTAAGTTTAGTGCGTCAAAACAAACGTAAATTAGCTCAACTAATATTTAACAAACACGATTATATAAACATCGATGATATACAATTATACAAGATGTGAGTCTGTCATAGCTAAGATAATGGCGGACTTAGATATGTCTGAAAAGAATGTAAAGATTACAGACATAAAAGAATGGATCTTCGAGGCTGTTGATAAGATAGGGGCACCTACTTAGTACGAACAAGTAGAATCTGGAGTAGGGCACGAACCTATACTAAAAATCCACAACAGACAGGTACCGATACCTAGAGGATTACAAGCCTTGGATGCTGTGGCATATAGTCCAAGTCCAAACGGACCTTGGTACCCCATGAGAAAAGACACAGGATCTTTTCATGATTTATGGAACAATAAACCAAAACACCCAAATGTACCAAAAGATCCAGAAGACAACAGTTGTCCAAACCACCCTGAAGATTGTCAATGTACAGCGTGTGCTATAAAATACACAGTGCCGTGTGTACATGAAGAAAAGCATGAGGGTTTTATAGAACAGCCTATTACAAGTAATGCACAATTGTATACTAAAAACGGAATGAAGTACTTTGATACAATGTTCCCAAAAGGATTTCCGTTCAACGATTGTACTTATTTTATAAAACCAGGATGGATTGTTTCAAATATGCCAAAAGGGTATATTAAGCTATCTTATAAAAGAACACTTGTTGACGAAAAGGGTTATCCAGTTATACCAGATTTAGCATCATATCAAGAAGCTGTTTACTGGTATGTGGTCATGAAGCTAAGCTTCCCTAAATACCTTAAAGGTAAGCTTGGTGGTAAACGAGGAGTCAATACAGCAGCTAACACATACTAGTATATACAACAACAGTGGCACTTCTACAGAAATCAAGCATATGCGGAGTGTATGATGCCAGACGCTGGTGAAATGAAAGCAATCAAGAACGATTGGACAAAACTTATCCCTGATTGGGATTCAGACGATGCGTTCTTTACAAACCAGGGTGCTAGACAAACAATTATAAACGATTATTATTATGGATACTAATCAAAGAACTGCAAACAATTATCAGATAAACTCCTTTATAAAAGGTATGAATTCTGATACTTCTTACGACATGGTTGGGTCGGATTAGTACTTATTTGGTCAAAATATACGAATTACAAACAACACACTTTTGTTCGGAGATATAGATTCTAACAACACTGAACATATTATAGCGCCTGTTGTTGACGGCGTGTACGTATTAGGCGATAAATTTGCGATCGAAAACGTGCTGAAGGTGTTGGCGACTGCTTCTATTGGTACAATAGGCGCCGTTATAGTAGAAGAATTAGAAGGGAACTGGAGTGTGTATGTGGTAGAGTTTGTATCCAAAGAATACATTTCAACAAAACGCATATTCACATCGTCCAGATTGGTAGAAGAGGGTGTAGATAAATTCTCTACTGTAATAATAAAAGAAACAGAAGATGTTATAAAACTATATGTTGCAGATGGAGTAAATCCTGTGATGTAGTTTTTTATAAAAAACGGCGACACCGACATACAAGAATACTATAGCAATATAAGCAACGAACGTTATTTAAGCAACAGTTCATACTTCCCTTCTAAGAAACCAATACTATCTAAAGATAGAGGATCTCTTAAAACACAACAGGTGCAATACGCATATAGATTCTATAAAAAATACGGAAGCACTAGCAAACTGTCTCCGCTTACTAATAAAATACACATAATTGGAGACAATCGTCACACAGAGATAGGAAACGCAGAAGACACTGTAACAAACATAGGAATGAAAATAAAAATTGTAGTTCCTACAGAAGCTTCTAATATATTCGACTACTGCTAGATATTTAGAATCAGCTACATAAAACACGGAGAAAAACCAAATATATATCTGATATGTGATAAAAAAATACCAGCTGGTGCGCAAGATATACAGTTTATAGACAACGGCGGTACAGAATTACAAACATACACAATAGATGAGTTTTCGGCACTGTTTTAGTAGATATTGATACCATAGATCATAGAATCAAATCAAGGATACTTGTTTCAAGCATCTGTCAAAGATGACACTGTAATGAACGATGTCAGTGGTATAAATTGTTATGCTTCTATTGCTTAGACCGATATAAGATTGAGCGATGTTGATTTGTACAACACCGAGTCAAACAAGGATTAGATACCGCACGTTGAAACATCTCACACAGATCATGAAGGCTAGATACGATCTTCAGCAACACATGTTACAATTGGCACATATTTGTAGAATTGCGGTGTGGATTATAAAGGGCACATAAACTACGACGAAATGTTTACATCTAGTTTATTAAGATCCCTCAGATATGACGAAAAATACGATTACGGAATTGTATTCTATGACAAGTACGGCAGAAAGTCTTACGTATAGCAAATATCAACGCCCGACACAAGTACAGCAGGTGTAAGACCTTTTTCAAACATGCACACTGCATCACCGATCGGCATGTAGTTTACAATCAGCGGGAATTGGAGTGCTAGAAACATTGTTGGATTTGAAATAGTAAGAAGAGATAAGTCGTATGCACACTCTAAAAATTTATTTCAAGTAGCATTATCTAGACCATCTAGACAGGGTAAATATATGTCCGATTCATATAGAACGCCATATTACCCAAATGTATTATTAACTACACAGTTCATGTATTACGCGTCTACGTTTAGACAACAGTTGGACATTCACACAGATTCCAATCTTTCAAACATAACACCTGTAGACGAGTTATGGTCAGATGTAGACGAATCAGGTACAGCAACCAGGCCAGATATCAACGGCGAAAGCGTGATGCGAAAGAGAGTGAATTTCGATAAAGGAGCCACCAATGTTGAAAACTTCACATTGTATCAGGCATTTTGTCCAGAAATAAATATATATAGAAACGATGTGTAGTCTAGTTTGTCTGGTGAAAAAACATGGATTAGCCCATTTTCATATTACTACACCTATGGGGAACATGTGGCAGATACAATGATATATCCTAAGAAATTTACCATGAATGCCACGGCATCATATCCAACAAGTCTTTCGATTCTGGACAATGTATCTAACGGCACAGGTGTAGGATATACATCCAGATTGGAAAACAGTGATGGTTCAGATGTGCATGAAATAAAAGACGGATTTTACCTATTTAATAAACATCTTTTATCGCCTGGTACGTGCGCAAATGCAGCTATAACTCCAAATGCAATTGGTGACGGTGGCCAAAAAGATTTTATAGACAATATAAAGTTCGCAGATCCTTCTGAAAAAGTAGACAGGTGCACAGTATTTACATTGTTCGGAAATACGGTAATAAACGGAGCAGAAAATATTAATATTTTAGCATCGGCTGATGTAAAAAACCCAGAATGGAGTGATGGGTTCTCTTCTGTGTAGCTTGATTCTAGCAATAAAATGCGTGTGGAACAAGCAGTTAAGCAGTACAAATCGTATTCTACTCCTATACACGGGGATACATATGTAAATTGGTGCGCATGTGGCATGTACAACCTGGCTGCGTCTAAAAACGAAGCAGCGACTCAACCAGGAAACACAGAAGACGGCTCTGATTATGTATATCAACTCCCAGGAGACAGGACGTTTCAAAATTCATACGGATGGATTGGACCGGGGCCAGTATGTTTATTGCTAAAAACAGAAAAACCCCCAACTGGAACATCGTTGTATACCCACTGGCCTGTACAATCGACAGTAAACACATTCTCTTTAAGAAGCACTCCTGCTTCGTATGCCGTAGCTACAACAATTGTATGGGAGTTGTTAAATGTAACAGGAGCATCAGAAGACAAAGATCCTGTTGCAGATCACGTAATCAGGGAGGTTGATGAAGAAGTTGTATAGATATTTAAAAATAATGCATTGCCTCAGGCTGATGATTTTGTACTCGAGGGGTTGTTTACAGAAGCACAATACGTCGACTTAATGGACAAGTTATCTGAAACAGAATCTAAGATAATCGCGTTCAGCGTGGCAACTAGTGGTAGGCCTGATGTATTTGTACAATTTACACCATAGGAAAATTAGACAGAACCAGACACACCACAAGAACCTGACACCCCACAAGAGCCAGACTTACCGAGTGAACAATACGGGTGGGAGCTGTATTATGTTACCGGAGAGACTGAAGATAAAGACCCTGTTGCAGATTATGTAATAAGGAATGTAAGTTCTAGCGCAATGGAATTGTTCATCGGATATAATCGCGTATATGAGTTGACTATAGATCAGATAGTCGACAACTTTGGAGAAGGAGCGCAATATTACGAACTGATGAACAATCTATCTAGTACCGAATCTAAAATAATTGCTTTTAGTTACGCTGCAGAAGGGCGCCCAGATGTATTTGTTAAGTTTGTACCATCGGGATTAGAAAACGAGGCTCCGTCTAGACCTGGATTCGGCGATACACAAATATCATATCACGAACACGGAACGATTGTAGCAAACATACAACACAACCCAACCCCATACGACACTAGAGATCCTTACTACGGATTTGGTAATTATTTTGAACTGCCTAAGTCAACAGGAGTCGGTTCTCAATACACTGCATACGTATTCGACGGTGACGTTTATTAGAACTACTCCGAATTTACAAATCTATTTAAAACGTACGACTTCAACGACAGAAAGTATACAATACAATCAGGATAGGTTGTGTATTATATTCCTACCGAATCAAAGATAAACGTTATGTTTGATTATGGTATGAACTATAGAAATACAGAATCTCCTAATCTAATGTTGGAGCCAGGACAAATAGAAGGTGTAACATCTCAGTCAAGGCCGTTGCATCAATACAATAGAATATATTCGGATAACGATTGGAGTATAAGTACACATTTTCTTAAACAGGAATCAGAAGAAGATATAACAAACTATCCTCAAAGAATAGCGTATTCTCAGTTTAAGACAAATGGAGAAAAGATAGACAATTGGTAGATATTCAAACCCGCAGATTTCATAGACGCTGATACGAATTTTGGTGATGTTACAGAACTTAAATCAAAAGACTCAAATGTGTACTTTTGGCAAAATTCAGCATTTGGAAAGTTGAGTGTAAATGAAAGAAGTCTTGTCACAGACGACAACGGAGAACAAATAGTTCTTGGAAAAGGCGGTGTTTTGCAAAATGTAGATTACATAAGCACTAAATACGGAATGTAGAAACATGCTTTCTGCGACACACTTACAGAAAATTCTATATTTTGGATAGATATAGAAAACAGAGCAGTTGTAATGTACGATTCCAACAATGTCGTAAATTACGGAGAGTTGCTAAATGTTCAAAATGTGATAAATAAGTACATAGACACAAACACGACTCCAACAATTCATTACGACATTCAGCATAATGAACTTCTTTGCAACTTTTTACAGACTCCGTTTTCAAATTCAACACGTCAACAATTGGTGTTTAATACTAAATTAAACGTTGCACAATCTGTATATACGAGAAGTTATTCTGATATAATCTCTTTTGAAAACGTGTTAATCGGATTAGAAATAAACGATGAGTTGTAGCTGTTGTGTAATAAATACAACTATATAAAAGCAGGTGAAGCAAACGGAAATAAATTTCTATCTCCTACAATTCTAGAATTTGTAGTAAATTCATCTCCATCTCAAACCAAAGTGTTCGATAATCAAAAAGTAGTAGTGTTGAAAAAGGATAGAACCAACAAAGGTTCGTTAAACCTTATGCCCGATTATTTGAATGACGAGCATTCGGAATTTGCCGATGGTTATTTTGAAGGTAAAGAATACGCGTTTGAGACAGATGTATGTAGAACAGAAAGTGGCACCAAGCCAGAAAAGCTTACCGACAGGGAGGGTAATATTTGCTATAGTATACCTAGATCTACAGATGTAGTACAAAACGGGTATTATGGAGGCAGGTTGAGAGGTAAATGGATGGTAGAACGTATCACAGACAGCAACCCACAAAAAGATTATTGTATCTCTCACATAATTACTAAATTTAGACAATCGTATAGTTAACAATGAAAGAAATAGATTACAGCCGTTTAAGGAAATACTCGAATGTCCCTAAATACGACATTGGCACTTAGCCAATAAGTAGCGGTTATCAAACAAACCCAAATTAGGTTTAGGTTGGATATTCTACAAAAAATGCAGAACGTATTACAAATTCATTTGTGCCGAATGCAATATCATCTGGAATACAGAGTGTATCACAACCGCTAATGCAGATAGGTAAAGATGCTTCCAAATACGTAACTACGTTCAATAAAACAGCAGCTGACATAGGAGAAAAGTTTGGTAGTCTTGCTGCGAAACAGACAGGAGAAGCCGCACAAAACGCAGTGTATCAGGAAGGTTTAAAAGTAGCAAAAGAAGGTGCCAAATCAGCTGCTTCTAAAGCTGTAGGCGCTGCCAACTTAGCACTTAGTGCGTACAACGTTCTGCACGGTGGATACAACATGATTTAGAACTGGAATGATTCCGAAACACTATCGGCAGGAGATATATCAAATACTGCAGCTAGAAATACAGAATACGTCAACGGTGTTGCGTATGACACAATGGGAGGATATGACGTAGCCGGTGTTGATAAATATGTTAAAGATCAAAACAAGGCCAGTAAGATACAAGGAGCAGTGTCTGGGTTTGAAGCAGGCGCTGGATTGGGTAGTATAGTAGGATCTGTTGTGCCTGGCTTAGGTACTATTTTAGGAGCCGGTATAGGAGGTGTTATTGGTACGATCGGAGGTTTGTTTGGTGGGAATAAAGCTAGACGTGAACGCCAAAGAAAGATAGAAGAAGCTAAACGTACTTACGCACAAGCAGCCGATGCTTACAACACACAATCTGCATCTGAAGCTGCATCTGAAGGCATTAGAAATGAATTTTATGCAAAGCATGCAGACAAGGGATTGTCTGTAGAAACAAAGAACCCAAATGCTCTTGTACAGGGAGGTGAGCCTATAGTGAAAGTAGACAAACGCGGTAACGTAATAGCAGCAGACATGTTTCCTATCACACCGTTTACACCAGAGAGGGTAGACAACATCCCAGTAAAACTAGATAAAGGAAGTACAAAAGAAGGAGTAATTGGAAATAAAATAGACCCTTATACAGGCGAAAGATTGGCCGTAGAAGGACGTTCTATGGTAGAGTTGTTAAATAGTCCATATGCAACAAAAGAACAGCGTGAGTGGGCTAAAACAGGCCTTAGAGAGCTTTTAAATAGACAAAATATGACAAACAAAGTAGCACCAAAACACAACAACGGTATACCGATGTATGATTATGGTTATGCGATACCAGCCTTTAATTATCTGCTGAACGATATCGATAGCAGGGCTAGAATAAAAGCTATAGAAAAACAACCAATACATGTAAATGAATCTTACGCACCGAATAGATACGCATCTCAGATAGGTTAGTTTATGCCATCTACTGTAAACATCTTACCTGAGATACAGATGATTGACGACGAAGCTAGTAAAGCACGTTATGCAATCTCACAGTCTGCGTATTCACCAGGTCAAAAGATGGCTATGCTTGGTCAGCTTTACAACAATGTAATTAAAAACAAATCGAATGTTGTTGCAAACAAACAAGATCGAGAAAACGTAATGAGACAGCAGTATGCACAGATGTTAATGCAGATGGGTGAATCAGATGCTAGTCGTAGGCAACAGTCTAGATCTGCATACAATCAGGATAAAGCTAGGGCATATGCTCAAAAACGAGCAACACTGGATTCTATCAACGCTACAAGAAGGGGCGATCTCAACAACATGTTCCAAACGTTGTATAACACATATTGGGGTAACAAAAACATTGGATTATATCGCGAAGATTTAGATCTCAAGGGAATTAAATAAGTAATTTATTATGGTATTTATGGGATATGAAACCCCTGTTTAGATGCCTTCTATGGGAGTATACGATACAGACCTTATGAAGATGTACATCGCAGGGGTTAAAGACCAATATGAAAAAGGTCAAGAGGAATATAAGGACTTTTTGAAATCTTACAGCGATTTCTATAGTCCTATTGAAGGTGATACAGAAACTTATTACAAGATGACCGTTGGTGGAGCTAAATAGCTAATCGATCAAATATACGCAATGGGTGGCGATCCTTTTAAGAACCCAGAAGCTAGAGCTGCCATCAGCAGGTATATAGCAGGTGTACCTACAGCAGAACTCAATGTAATACGTCAAAATGCAGAAAACAGAAAAATATACGATAGAGCCGTAGCTGAAGCCGTAGCAAATGGCACGTATAATAAAGAATATGAAGATTGGTTGTTGAAGAACGCAAAGCTGAACAATTTTTAGACAATAGATCCAAATACAGAAGAGGTTAGGGTGTGGGATAGATTAGCACCAGGCATGTACCAAGATCTACATACGTTTTCAGATGATTGGTTTAAGCACCTCAAGCCAAAGTACGATGATGCTTTGACTAAATCAAAGAGAGACGGATACAATTATAGCACTATAACAGAAGATGATTTGCGTAATGTAATACGTCAAAACGTTCCAGATATAATTAACGACGGTGGACAAGGTCAGTTTTTTTATGAACAGGCGTTAGAAGCAGCAGGGGGTGACAAAGATGTCGCAAAAACCATATTTGAAGACATGGTTGTAAATAGGAACAGCGACAGACTCATGATAGACAGAGAGGTGAATCCTTATTATAAGAGTGCGTACGACACACAACAGGCTATAAACCAATATTGGAGTACCACTGGTTATCCAAAAGACAACACAGGCGACAATACAAACGTAAAGCATACGGGAAAAAGCCAAGGTGGCGCAAGAAAAGACAACCCTGATGGCTATTCTAGATTTGCATCTATGACAGCAAGCTCGCTAGAACACATTAGGGATCTTTCTAGAAATGCAGTTGCATACTACAAGACGACCAAGACGAAAGATGGAAGCGTTCACAAAGAACCTGTTTATGCAAAAACAATGACACTGACAGGTAAAGACGGAAGATAGGTAACGTCGGTATTCATTCCTACACAACACGGTGGAGATTATGTCGATGATGACGGAAAACGCTATGAGATGTTAACTCTTGAAAAAGCTCAAAAAATGGCGTTAAAAGGTGTAGTCGGTAAAAAAGGTGCAAATGCATATGACGTATGGAAGAATATTAGGACATCATATAGTCAAAATGTAAAGCCGGTTATTGTTGATGAAAAAATGTTAAACAACATGTATAGTCCCAATCAGGTTATGTCAAACGCATATGGAGCGTCAAACACTTTGGGCAAGGTTGACAATAGAGATAGACAAGATATTCTATAGTATTTAAGTAACGCAAAGAACAATTCCGTTGATTACCCGTTGTCTGTATATGAAATCGGATATTCCGCAGACATTTCTATGAAAGGTAAAAACGGAACCCCTGAGACTATTGACAAATATAAAGAATATGTATTTGATCTAGGTGGCGAAAAGATACCAATGCTTGTCAAAGTCGGAGAATACGATGGTAATATCAACAGTCCTTATTATTACACACCAACTCCAGGATGGAATACATACATGTCAGAACTCGACCGTGTTGAATCTACAGACATTGTTGGGACAAGTGACGCAAAAGATATAAACTTTTAATTATGGTGACACGATATAATTTTAACGGCGACGGTTTGCAAAGATACAGTAGCGCAATGCGGCGCGAAATGGAAGCAGTCAATAACGAAAGACGTAGGCGAATAGCAGAATATGATGCAATGGAAGCCTAGCTTGAAATCTTGGAGGCGAAACGTAAAGCCGAATAGGAAGAAGATAGAAGACGTGCTGAGTAGAATAAAATTGACGCTAGTTCGATCGAAGGCGTTACATCGTCAAGTATTAAAACTGAATCTTCTGCCGAACCACAAGCACGTAGACAAACAGCTAAGTCTGACGAGAGAGATATTGTGATTGGTAACACTACAGAAAAAACAAGTAGCAAAATACAGCGTGATACAATTACGGCAGAGCTCAAAAAGATAGAAACCGATTACAAAAAACGACGTGACGTATTAGAGAATAAGAAAAAACAAATTCAAGATAGTGCATAGTTACAGGTTGTAGGCGTATCTCCTGTAGACGGTGGAACTATATTACAAAAAAGCAATAATGCCAACGAGTCGGCACAGATTGATAAGATAGACAATTAGTTGCAACAACTACAAGAGGAATATGAATTAAATGTAGATCTCATTAACAAGTATGTAGCGCGTGGTGGCATTGCTGCAGACAGCTTTCACGCTTTGGCTACAAAACGTTATAAGGACGATATAGCACTAACAAAGCGGTTAAAACAGCAGTATTTGGATATAGATAAAAACCCAAACTCTGATAAAACACAGCTTAAACCGCTTGCTAAAAGAATCAATGAACTAGAGCGAAGAAATAACGCAAGACAAACTAAGATCGATCTAATTGAAAAATGGATATCGGTGAACGGTTTACCAAACAGCATTAACGAACTTCCAGAAACTCTGCGTAGCGTTGCAAAAGATATTTTTTCAAAAGGCGGTGACTTGGACAACGGGTAGTTGACCCCAAGCGAAATACAAGCCCGCGTAAACAGGATAAAGGATATCACTAAGAACGCAAATCGTCTTGGGTCTTCCACGAACCCAAATGCAGATCAACAGGCGGTGTAGTTAAAAAGTCAGATTGAAAACGAAATGCGTATCATAGAAGATGCTCACAACATACCTAAAGCCGTTGCGCAATTTGAAAACGATGAAAGCATTGTCGGTCGAGCTCTTAAAGGTGCGAGTTTGCCTTTTAGTGCTTTGAGAGCTGGCGTATATTAGATGGCATTGGGAGAAGATCGTGAGCGATACAACACCTTGGTGGAAAGCTTGCACACTGTGGACAAGGCGTTGAAATACCAAGAAATAAACGATCTCTTCTATAAGGGTGATACAAATTTATTAGAAAAAGCGTCTAACGTTGGTGTATCGTTTTTCAAAAAGGTCACCGATCCTACATTATGGGATTTTGGAGTGTCTGATATAAAAAAAGCTATAGTTGCTGCAGAAATAAAAGACGTTAAAGACAAAGGATTTACTTTAAATAACGAGCAACAGGACTTCTTAAACGCAGCTGCGCTTGACGCAGTGTTAAACGATAAATACGATGAATATCAGGACGCGTGGGGTGTAAGTGCTGGAGAAATGTTTGCAGAATCGCTTCCGTTTATGTTGGATATGGCGATAGGTAGCCATGGTTTGGCCAGTGTTGCAAAATCATCCGCTAAAGCAGGCGTAAAGAGTGCTGTAAAATTCTTGTCTGGAGAACTTGGAAAATCTATGCAGAAAGCAGCTGTTCGTGAAGCAATTGAGCAGTATGGAAAGAGTGGCGTTAAAGCAATCCTTGCTAGAAATATAAAACAAATTCCTGGACTTGCAACTAGACTTAGTGGCGATGCGTTGCAAGCGTTAGCGTTATCTAACACCGTACAATCTGCAAAAACCGCCTCCGACGTATTGGAATTACATACAGGTTTGATAGATTACAACATCGACCAAAGCGGTAAGATTACAGGTACAGGGTTTAAAAAAGGTTTGGATTGGCAAGAAGCGGTATGGCAGGCTGAGACAAGAGCTTGGATTGAAAACTTTTCAGAGGCTTTGGGTGAATACAATATTTTTACAAACATGTTCAAACCACTCAATCGTACTGTAAGAAAAGCGATATATAAGTCTAAAAAAGATCAATCTCTCGCGGACGTTGTTGGTGTGAACGCTGTTGCTAAGAACATGCTACGTGGCGCCAAAGCTATTAATGATGCGATTGACATATTCCAAAAGTACAACCCGCTTGCAAAAGGAAAAGTCAGCGATTTCTTACATGCTGCGAAATATCACGGATTTGTAGGAGAGTCGCTTGAAGAGTATTATGGAATGGCGTTAGAATACGCGTTTGGAGTGAGTGATTCTGGCAAATCGTTTTGGGAAGACATTACTAGCGAAGACAACTTCTGGGATATTGTAGGTGGTGTGGCGTTGTCGCAATTCGTACTTGGTTCTGCAGGTGGCGTGAACGTATTAAGTGCAAGATATCGTTACAAAAATGCACAAAAAAAAGCATCGAAACACTTCGGAGACAATTGGCAAGCTATTGAAGATGCTATAGTAAACGCTTCTAGTGAAAACGTTGCTTCTATTGTAAGTCGTATGGCTGGAACAATGACGTCTGTTGAAGACAAACAACACCTGTTTGATTACTATACTGAATTGATGTCATATAGAGGTGCGTCCTATGCACAGCAGATAGAACAGCAGAATCGCGATAGTTCTAATCACGCAAAGGCTGTTAGAGATTCGTATTAGACTGGGTACATGATTACCACTCAAAACGAAAGAAACGATTTGGACAGAGCTATATCCGCAATGAAGGCAAATTTAGATTCTGTATTTGGTACAGACATTGACGATTTGGCAGATGCGTATGGTGGAATAGACGGGTTTTTAAATGAATACTTGTCTACAGAAGACATAAATATAAAAAGAGCTCTGGTTGCGTACGACAACATGTTGGCAACAAGAGAAGGTGCCAATCAGAGATAGAATGACGATCTTAATATATTATTACAACAGGCCGAATCAGACGTAATGCGTATACGTTACCGTGACGGTAAGAATAAAGTAAAGGCTGCACAACTTAAAAACGGAAGTGTTGTATTTTTAACAAACGGAGACGTCAACGATGAGCATGAGAATCTTATGGCGTCTACTATCGACGGACAACGTTTTGTATTAGATCGTGAAAATTTAGCTACTGACGAAAAAGGTAAATATGTAATCGACGAGTATGATGTTGGTGATTTCGTAAGAGAACAGCAGCGAAGAGTACTTGCTGATTACGCGGAAAGAGATGCCAAACGAATGAACGCAAGCCCTGATGTAAGAACAGGGTCTACGGTACAATTGGGTCCGACACTCGACGGTGTATCCGCTGGAGGTACTCTTACCGTATTGGGAACTGCCAGAGACGGCGGTGTTTTGTATTCAGTCAAAGAGGTTGATCCAAAAACAGGAATAACAAAAGAAACTCAATTCAAAGCTGAGTCTACTGCTGAAATGATGGACATTATTCGAGACGCAAATAATGAACGTCAAAATGCAATTTCTATAAAGTATATAGAGGCTGCTGCAAAACAGTTGAATAAACCTGACATAGATCAACCGGTGTCAGATAAAACTACAGACGAAGTAGCAGACGAAGTTGCGGAATTAATAAACCGTAGCGCAGAAGAGTCTTTGCGTAACCCTACAGAATACATTCCGTCCGGGAGAAGGGGTGTTGTAGAAAACGGAGAAGGCCCTATTGTACCAAATAGGAGTAATTCTTAGAAAACTTATAATAATGCAATCAACGCAATAAAATACGCAAGTTAGGCAAAAACATATACTGATTTCTTACAGTTGTTAGAACAAGCTGGCTTTGCAATGTCTACGCAGTATGGCGGTAGATTTAAGAAGTTGTACGATGCTTATACCAACGGGTATATAAACGAAAAAGAACTAGCGTTGGTGTTTATTCCTAACGACGAACGTAAAAACGTCGCTGGTAAAAAATTAGCAAAGAGGTTTGATTCTTTGGAATTTGATTCAGATGGTCAGATTATTCCTACAAGAAAACCAAGAACAATAAAAAGTACAGTCGACAATGCTATTGACGATTCTAAAACACCGTAGACTGTTCCGCAAGAAGTGAAAGAGGTTGCTGAACAAGAAATCGACAAACCCAATCTGCCAGAACAAAATAAAGATGTGGTAGAACAACCTGCTTTTGTCACCAGTGATGACATCGATAGAGCTAGCGCCTATTATTCTATGGTTGCGGATTGGATAGATCAAGATATAAACGGCGGTATAGCTAAAGTGATTTCTTCTGACGGAAAAACTGCAGAGATTGAATACAAAACGGAACAAAACGGGGTTAGTGAAACATTTAGGACTAAAGTACCGCTTAAAAATAAAACTGTTGGTAATCCTACAGTCAGTGTTGAAACAACTCCCCCGCTAGCACCATCTTCATCTACAGCTGCATCAGTAGCTTCTGCTGACGAAGTGTTACACAGTAATGCACAACAAGCTGCAGTAAAGGCTTTGTTGGATAAAATAGCAGAAGACAAGGAAAGAGTCAGAATAGATTTGCGTACAGGTCATGATTATTTTATTGAGCGTGATGGTAAACTTGTAATGTACCGAAGGGTGCACAGCGTTCTTGATGAAATGTTTGTCAACACATCTTCAAAAAGGAAAAACGAGCACCGTATAAAGCAGCAATTATTATCACTCAGATCTGACATGAACGAGTGGGAAAAGGCTGCAAGAAAAGCCGCTGAAGAACATAATAAACAGTTCCCAGACGAAGAGCCGGTTGTGGTAGATACGTATATTCAATATGTGAAAGATAATCCTGATCAAATTGGCGATGTGGAGGATTCTATAGCTGACATCTGTAGTAACGAAACAGTACACATATCTGTTAAGTATGGAAACCTAATAGATGAAATCTGTAGAACATTCTTTGCTGGAAAATTAGCATCTTATTCTAAATATAAAGACAACATGTCTGAAAGAACTTATAATGAAATTGTAAGACAGCTTTCGGAGATAAAAAAATTGTTTGACAGTCGTGGTTGGATTTTAATCACAGATCCTGTATTTTTATATTCAGAACTACAATACGCAAATGGTGATGTCGTTCGAGTAGCTGGTGAAACCGATATGATTGTGGTTGATTCTGACGGAAAATACCACATAATAGACTTTAAGACATCAACCGACTCGTTTGTACCAAAAATCAATAGCAGAAATCACAACATTGTGTACGACCGATTCTCACAAGCTTATCGTACATTGGATTGGGATACGAGTGAGCCTCGTACTGCAAAGCGTACATATAGGCGACAATATTCAAACCAGCTTACTATGTACAGCATTATGCTTAATGACAACTTAGACGGTAATGTCGGGTCTCTTTTAATACTACCGTGGGTGTTGAATTATAAAAGGTCAGATGAGAACGTATAGTTATAGGATGACGGTGATGAATATGGGGCGTCTAACTTTGATGTAGTGATCAATGATGAGCAAAATGGGTACGTAAAAGACGAAGCAGGGTAGGATGTCAAGAGACCTGTGTTGCTAGAGCTTGAGCGATCAAACGATGTATTAGATCAGTACACAACCAGGAAACAAGCTGATCTGCAAAAAACAAAAGATGCTACAGATCGAGCAAAGTCAGCAATAGATAACATGAACGTTGTTATAGATGATAACAACTAGAATGTTACTGATGACGTTAAGGACGCTGCTGCAAGAGTTTCCGATGATCAGAGAGACATAGCAGATGCTGCAGAATCAACAACAGATGCAGTTGTGCACGATAATGCTTATAAGCAGTCTGAAAAAAATGCAGCAGAAGCACAGCAATTGGCCGAAGAAGCAGAATAGCAAGCTACGGACGCAGCACATAAGCAACTGACAGACAGTGCTGCTCAAGCGAAGAATAAGGCTAAGGGTGAAGTGTAGGTTGACGATTGGACACAACATACAACCACTTATACTCACACTTTTGAGAACTCTATAGGCATAGAAGACGCTGTAGCAATAGATGATCCTTCTAAAAAACTTAAGTATGTTACTGGAGAAAAGGATTTCATAACGAAATCTAAAATGGTTTTTGGAACTGTAATGGTGAACGGTCAGCAAAAACTAACGGTTCAGATTACGTACAAAGGTGTTACATATCAGCCTGTTACTATTTCTAATGCAAGAAATCCAATCGGTGAAAAATTCTACGGTAGAGTAATGAACGCTCTACGTAAAGCTAAAGCTGGACAGGTTGTAGTACCTACTGTAGTAAGAAGAACAGGTGGTAAAATGCACGCAGGTACATCTCTTAGCTTAATGACAGAAACCACTCCTGGAAGAAAACCATTGGTTGGCACAAAACCTGGGGAAGGCGAAGTGTATTTATACGATGTACAGCTCAATCCAAGTCAACCGTTTGGTAGAATTGTAGAACAGGGTGGCATGTACGCAATCGTTGTTCCTGGTATAAACGGTGGGCAAAACATACCGTTATTACCGTTCCGTGAAAACACAGAGGGGTTGTCAGGCATGTACGGAATGGCTCTAGATCTTCATTACGAAGAGCCAAACTCGCAAACAAAAATACCAGTTGTAATGAGTCCGTCAAAAATGACGCAAGGTGACGCAAATCTTATTATAGAAATTCTCGACGGATAGCACACAGCGGATGGTTCTACAGATCTCTCTTAGGTATTTGTACAAAACAACATACAATACGGCCTTACAAACGATCAAGTTTTAAGTTTGTTGATTCCATTTGGACCGCAAACCGGAAAACAAATGTTACATGTGGAATACGATAAGTTGCATAAAAAGGCAGTAAAACTTATTGGAAAAGTTGCTGGAGACGATTTGACAGAACGAACGTATTACTTAGATACACCAAGCGGAAAGTAGGCGCTGAGGGATTTCCTTATGGACAACGTTAGTAGAAATCTAAGCGATGTTGTAATGCAACATAGATTGGGTAGCCGAGACAGAAACAATCCGTTTAGTAAACTTCTTGGGTTTTTAAATAATCCGTCAGGACAATAGTTGTTGAGACAAAAAAAGCAGATTTAGTTTGGAAACAGTAGTATTGTATTTGACTTAGACGATTTTAAAGATCCTTCCAATCCAAACGACGTGCTTGGTTTAACTGGACTCGGATGGTACATGAAACGTGGATTTATAGAAACACGTTTTGATGGTGTAGATAACACACTGCTTAATTTTGATGATACTGCTTAGGTTAAAATCGTTGACGACATTCCTGTGGATGAACCAACTTCTGCACAAGTCACAAACAATCCAGTGGAAGTATCCGTAACAGAAGCACAAAACAACGGCATAACATACGGTATAGATGACGTAATCGATGATGCGTTTGCCTTTGATGTTGAACGCATGGATAAGCGTATTACTACGTAGTCAAATGGTGAAAAAATCAGTGAGCAGAAAGCAAGAGCCCGTCTGGAGAAAATATTTGGGTCAAATGGAGTAAAGATTGAATTCGTAGACGATGTTATAGCAATGTTGCGTAGCGGAGCTTCTGTTGTAGGTAGTTGTTATAGCGATTCTATAATCCTTTCTAGAAAAGCGGAATCTGGAGTAGAATATCACGAAGCGTTCCATAGAGTTGTAGAATTACTTCTTACGTCAAAACAACGTGATAAGGTTTATTCTGCTTACCGTAATGCCAAAAAAGGTAGAAAGACTCTTACTGACAAGTAGGTTGCCGAGGCGTTGGCAGATAATTTTATGTACTTCATGATGAATAAGCCAACGTTTAAGTTTACGTTCAATCTCAAACAGATGTATACTCAAATTAAAGATTGGGTAGAGATGTTAAAATCCGTTGGAAGCTTAAGACTGTTCTACTTATATACAGTAACATCTTTAGGTAAATTCAGGGATGTATAGCCTACAAAAGAGGCTCAAGAACGATTCAAAGCATTTGCTGCAAACGGGCTCAATTTTACAAAACGTGAGAGGAAGTTGCCAAATATTGTTAACGAACGACACTATAGAACTCTTGTTAAAAGTTTGACATATTTGTTTATGAACCCATCTACACAAAGAATAGAATGGTCTGGAGCAAATATATCTGAACTAAGTGTAGACAAAGAGTTGGCTATGAAATCTGCAATCTGGAAGCAGTGGATGGAACCGATTGGCATGAAGAACGGAACACCTGTGTATCGTATTCCGTATGAAACAAGGACTGCGTTAAAAGAATTGATGGACAACTGGGATGTTGTTTAGCCAGATATTGCTAGTCATATTGCATAGTTCTCTACCGATTTTAAAGTTAAGTATGAAGAAGCAAATCATTCTGTACTAGACACGGCTGTTCCAGATCCAACTACACCAGACGATGCCGATAGTACAATTGATGACGATGATCCTGCTAACTCTGGTGCTGAAGCGGTGGATGGACATATTAAGGCGTCATATGAATTTAATCCGTTTAATAGAGCTAGTGAGAAGGTAAAATTCTTTTTCGCTGGAATACCGGACTATACATTTAACGCTGGCGGAAAAAAGGTGCCTAGGTTAAACGACTGCGGTCTGCCAGAATTGATGCCTGCTGCACAGGTTTATGCTAGAATGCTGAACGATTTACACGAAATATCTAGCGTTAGTGATCTAAGAAAAGAACTCAAGCGTCTTGGAGAAAAGAACTATATGTATAATGTGATTTCTAGACGTTTTGAAAAAGTATGGGATGCCGTAGATCCGACAAACGGGACTCCAGTAGATTACGATGCGGAACAGCTATTAGTTCAAATTACACAAACCGTTCGTCAAAATAAAAACGTGTTTGAGATCGCTAAAATGAAAAAGAGCAAATACGGATATACTGTATATATCACGTCGTCTGGTTCTCAGCACGCTGCAACAAAATTTACTAAAGATTGGTAGCAAAATCTTGCAGCCGGTGTTGGCTATTTTATCAAATAGAACGAAAGAGGCGATTATGTTATGAAAAACGGGATGTCCCCATATGTTTTTACAGCAATTGTCGATTCGTTTATTGGAGCAAATGGTATGTTGTAGGCACTTAGCCCGAACAATCAAAGCCCGAAGCCATTTGAATTAAATGGTGTACAGATCGATCTAAACAACGCACAGCATGTCGAAATGTGTAAAAACTACGTAGTTCGTACGCTTAGTTGGTTCGGAATAAACTTCGAAAAAGATGCGTTAGATTACACATTGTTGCAGCGATATCAAGATGTTGGGGCAAAAGGCTTATATGAATTCTTGACAGACTAGCGATTTGGAAGCTTTAAAGGATTCCTTGATTTTGTTTCATCTCTTAACTACAACGGAAAACTTAATATCACAAATGGAACTGTCCTGTTGCCAAATCAGCGAGCTTATGTGGGTATATCTGAAGTATTTACAAAGATTGGTTTTATTTCTAACTTGGCCAACTATAAGTACGAATATAGACATTCGTTTGATCAGCTGTCTATCCTGACAACAAATAATAAAACGTTTTACGTTATGTCCGAAAACAACTTCCTGAACGATAGGTTGTTTGAAATTCAAAATGATCCAGCCGTGTTATCTTCGATGAAGTCGAATCCATATATCTATAATGTAGAACAACAAATGATTGGAGAAAGTGTTGCATACGGAAGTTTGCTTGTTCAACATGTAGATAAAAACAAAGGTAAATTGGAAATAGCAACTCTTATAGGTTTTAGTAGTAGTGATGCTGGTGTAGAAGACGTTGATTATGCACATATGAGTGCAAGAGAAGACTATGTTTCTAAATTCTCAGCATTGTCATCAGGAAGAATGTTATTCCCAACACAATCTGACAAAAAGACTTGGGGTTATATAAAAGGCCTTTTCTTACCAGGATTGGATTTTAACAAGCTACCAGACACAGTGCCTTCGAAAAAGGGAAGAATTGTTAATGATGAGGTATTAGATCAACTTATTGCTTATGCTAAGACAGAAGACGCATCGATAACAAGATTCTTATCAGAGTCTATTCCTGATTCAGAACGCGTTTAGAATTATGACGAATCTGCAGTAGTAGAAGAAGTTCTTCCAAACGGTGAAAAAATAAAACATACTGTAAAACAAGGAGGTAGGTTTAGTACTCTGCTTGGCGTGTGGGATAACGGTAGGTTCATAGAGTTTAATAAGCTGTTTGATGAAAACGGTGTGTACCAGGATGAGCAAATGTGCTAGAGAATCGCGCATGAATATTTCTTCGACAAGAGTCCTGAAGAATAGAGAAACATGATAAATGAGATTCTTTTAAGACAGGTCGAAAAAGAATTGTAGTATATATGCGAACTAGGCATCATTCAGGATGTGGGGAAACAAAACCAACAAGATTCTAACATGCTTAGATACCAAAACGTCGGACTGGATTACAAAAAGTTGGATTCTATTTATGGCGTACTTGCAGCAAAGTATCCAAACGGAGATCAAGATAAACTACGTAGAACCGCATTGATGATGCTTGTCGGCGATGTTGTTGCAAAGGGAATCATATCTATGAACGAGTACGAACGTGTATTTAGCGGACACCCATCGTTCTACGGCTTTAAGTACGACAAGAATGGTCATCTTTACAACAGAACCGACGACCAATCTAAACGACTCGGAGGTCTTGTGTCTACTGGTTTTAACAACGTTATTTTACCTGGGATAGAAGAAGATTATGTTTGCGCCGAAGTCAACGATGAAAAAGCTTCTGAGGATAATATCGACGAACTATATAAACTTATACACGAAGGGACTATTCGTGATACCTATCTGAAAAACAGGATTGCTGAAGAAGGTATTTCTTTCGACGATGTTGATCGTGCCGAACAGTTGTCAAAAGAGGTGGATGAGATGGAAATCGAAGACATTTGGAATACTTTTGATGATGTTGTAAAAACTGTCATTACTAACTCAGTCAATTCAAAAGTAAACGCGTTTAAGAAAATAAACGTAACAGACGGTGCGTCATATATATCTGAATAGATGTGTGAAAACCTTCTCAGAATGGCTGGATCTTTCAACGGTGATGTGAAACGAGCATTCGACATACTTACCGGCAAAGAAGTAGATGGCAAAGTATACACTACTAAAGATATTCGAGAGTTGGCAAAAGCATATCAACTTGTGCTTACTTCAGTAATAGGTGCACAAAAATACACAGCATTTGGATTTAGAGAACGCAAACATACAGACGCTGAAGGAAACACAACTATTACACATATTCCTTATTATAACAAAACCGCATTATTCCCAATATTCAAATCTATAGCAACAGGACCGTTGGCAGATTTTTATCAAAAGATGCAAAACAATCATATAGATATGATCATGATGCGTTCTGCTGTGAAAGTAGGAGGACAGGGTTCTGTTTCTGTAGATTGGAACAACATTGATAGTCTTAAGTTTAATACATATACACAGAAAATCAAGTATCTTCGCAAGCAATTTAACACCGATCCGAAAGATAAAGAAGAAATGTCTATCGGTACGCAAACAAAAAAGGTTGCTTTGTCTACACTGGTTCCTGGTAGAACATATGTTGTTGGTGGAGAGAATCTGAGCGCAACATAGGTTAGAAACAGGATCATGGAATGTCTCAACGCTATGAGTGATAGCGGCATGTAGATTACTAAAGAATTGTTTTTTACCGATGGCTAGTTTGACGTTAATAAGTTCAGCAGCGTTCTTACAAAAGAGCTTGTTGGCAGGGGGGCTAGTGCAGAAATGATAGACGCAGTGAGCGTTGAAAACGGGCAACTTAAAGTTCCTTTGGCTGCTTTATCTGGAATGAATTGGATATAGAGTATCATTAAGTCTATGATAGACAAGCGTGTGATAGACACGAACACACCAGGTAAGGCGTTTTATCAAAGATCTCCTTGGGGTATGGAGGGTGTATCTGTGCTCAGCGATGAAAATATACCACCGTCGTTAAATGACGGAAAGCCGTTACAGGTTAAGAATGAAGATGGTTCTATGGACGTTGTGCTTTCGATTGATTATTTTGAAGATATTCTTAAGAAAGCCAAGGTAAAGACTGGAAAAAAAATCAAGAAGACAAGAAAAGTAGTCAAGAAAGAATACGACACGTACGAAAAATACGGCGTACCGCATACAGACTATACGCGCACACACGACGTTCAAGTTGAAGAAGAATATGAAACAGATGAATATGTTTCTGTAAGCAGCTTGTCTTTTGAAGAACAACGTCAATGGCTCATTGATCATAAGATAATAGGCGGACCTAAATATGATGAAGATGGTAAACCGATACCTGGTACCGGCGCAAGTGCAAATATAATAGGATACCGTATCCCAACACAGGCTGTATCTTCTATCCACGCTATGCGTTGTGTAGATGTGATTCCGGTGATTAGAGACACTATCATAATGCCTAAAGCAATCACCTCTATTACTGGATCCGACTACGATATCGATAAGATGTTCCTGTCTAGATTATATTATAATCCACAGGGAACTGTTGATTTTGAAGAGCGCACTCATGAATGGTATGCAAACAGGTTGATAAATGCATATCTTTCTGTACTTAAAGATTCTGATCACTCGTTCCAAGATTTAAATGGTTCCATTGACAACGATACATCATTTCTTACTGAAATACGAGACGATCTCAGAGAAGGTATTCAGAAAGAAACGCTAATGCCGTATAGTGGATATATACTTAGGGAACAATCTAACACAAAGAATGTATTTATTTCTGGTAAATTCGGAATAGCCCCGTTTGCACTTAATAACAACACGCATATATTGATGCAGTTGTATAACGTTAAGCTCGACGACAGTGAATCTATTATGACAAGGCTTGGTCTTACAAACTTAGGTGGATATCAAGATAGATATGGTAAATCTATCATGAGTTGGTTCTCAGGGTTGATTAATGCTCACGTCGATGCAGCAAAAGATCCGTGGATACCGGAGCTGAATGTTAATTAGTATACGTATAATCTTGTATCTTTGTTAACGCATGCTGGTCTTGGAAAAGACACGTTCTATTTTACAACTCAGCCTATAATGCGACAATTGGCAATATCGTATCAAAATGCAAATGGTATATACATGAACGATTAGTCTAAGAGTAAGACTAAGATTTCTGAAGAGGCTGAATAGGCTGTTGTAAAAAATATGATAGACGCACATTTTGGTCAAGCGTTCAAATCGTACGACGTTGCGATAAAGTACTACCAAGGAACGTGCGATTTCAACATAGATGATGCAATTCAGGCTCTTTTTGCAAAAGACTGCGATGTGATGCGAAAAGTTGCAAAAAAGCACATTGGAGAATTTGGTTCTAAGTATACTAGTGTAGAAGACGATGTTGAAGACTATGAGTTGACAATAAACGGCGAAAAACACAAAATGTCTGCATTTGATATCCAGATGATCGTATATTTTGCTAATACCCAATTTAAACCTTATGCTAAGGCACTATCTTCGTTGGTACAACATACAAAAATTGATACTAAGAAGCAAGGTAAAAACTTGGTAGAATAGCAGAAGTATTTGTAGGGTGTTGCTGAATTGTTTGAACCAGATGCACAAGGTGAATACAGAGCTCTATTTGACACACAGAGTCTAGATAATATGTATCAAAAAAGTTACATACAACATCAAACATAGGTGGCAACAAACCTGTTTAGACAAGTCCTTGGTAATCAAATGATAGAAGCTACCGATCAATTTGTATAGGATGTAGACAGAGTGTTGACAACAGTTGGAAATACAGGAAAAGATCCTAAGGTTATCAATCTTGTGCAAAACGCCATTATGGCAAAGATTAAATCTAAATACTTCTTCGGTCAAAATGGATACTGTGAAAGGTATAAAATAAATCCTGAAAGTCTTATTTCAGGCAGCTCTACAATATATGACAAACTGTTGTAGATTAAGACAAACCTTATAAACGATTAGAAATACAGGTAGCTGATCGATAGTAGAACCGGTGGTCCGATTAATTACCTGCTTTAGGCGTTGGTTAGCGGCAATAAATATGAATATGACGGAGGAGTTAAGTTTATTTAGTCATTAGACTTTGTAATAGACGATACATTTAACGCTGACGATCTTACTTAGGCTTGGGAGGATTTATTGTCGGATTCAAGATACCCAGAGTTGCAACAGTTTGCAAGAGAGTTGATTGTATACGCGTTCATAACTTCAGGAGATTACGGAGGTAAAAATCTGTTCAAATACGTACCAAACTCTTGGAAACTTGGAAAGATTGATAATGACGATAATTCGTATTCGGAACATATGAGAAACTAGCACACACAGTGTGTGAATGGTTTTTAGGTTATATCTGACCAAGATATAGAAGACATCGTCTTAAACAATTGGTATAACGATAGCATTGTTCCAAAGTACAATATGTATAACAAGAACAAGCCGGTGTTCCAATCGTTTACATCAGGTAAGGACGTAAACGGAACTCCATTATTAATTGCAGGTATTGACAATAGTGGAAATTCTACAATAACTAATCCAAAAACTTACATAAAGATTCCTAAGTACGACAGTCAGAGTGCCATAAAAGGAAGGGACGCATATAATATGTACAAGCTTGTTAGCTCAGGCAGCAGTAAAACAGGTAGTAATTACCCAATATACTAGTTAGTAGATCACAAAGGTGGCGTGTATGACAAGCGCGAGCGTGTTCTATAGTATTATGCAAATGAGCGTAGTAATTCAGAAGAGTTGGTGAATCGTAGTTTAAAAACACTACTTGACATATTAGGTGTAACTGCAACAACTCCAGGAGACGCGCTGCTTACAATCGCAGATTATGTTTATGAACACAAAACAAATTTGTCAGTGCTTGTGCAAAGCAACATTGTCGACAAAACCCTTGCAGCAATGGTAGAGGGTGTAAACAGACAAAGATCTGCCGGAGCTTCATATGAATCCGACCAAACGTTTACTCAGCGACCAAACTACTATGACGGTAATATTGTTCCAGATGGAAGTACGATAATGGTGTTTGGTAGTAATCCTTAGGGTATCCATGGAGCTGGAGCTGCACGATATGCTAAAGATATGTTTGGAGCAAAAATAGGAGTCGGAGAAGGTATGACCGGAAACGCCTACGCGTTACCTACAAAAGATATAGAAGCTTCTAAAGGCACTGAATGGTATAGACCAGGTGAACGTCAAAGACAAAAAGTATTAGATCATTATCGTGCAGAACAAAGTGGATTTGAGTTCGATCCTTCTAATATTACATACGACCAGGTTAAGAGCAATCCTGTAAAACGTACTATTTCTCCAGACGACATAGTAAAATCAATAAAGAGTTTATATGAAGCTGCTAGACAAACTCCTGAAAAAGTATTTAAAGTCGCATATACAAACGGGTTGACAGAATTGACACTCAATGGTTATGTTGGTGCCGAAATGATCGCCATGTTCAAAGAAGCTGGCCCAATTCCAACAAATGTGCATTTTAGTAGAGCGTGGGTTAGTACAGGAATGTTTGATTAGACGATACAGGAACCTAAAGTAAATACTCCTGGTACATATGACATGCCATATGACGGTCATACTCTTCATTCTGGCGGAGCAAACGGGGTAAGACCAATGGAAATATGGTATGGTAGTAGTGACAACGATCCTAACAGATCTAATCCAGATTTAAGTAATTTTGCGGAACGTCCGTTCAAGATTAAAGGTTCTGTTATAGGAGCTCCTGGTAGCAACGAAGAATATGAATTTAAATCTGTAGAAAGAGCTTTCCAGGCTGCAAAGGTGTTCTATACAGACATGATGGCAGAAGAAAGAGATCAATGGTTTAAAAGCATATAGAACGCCGCTACTTCTGCAAAAGCTAAACAATTAGGAGGAGAAGTTCCTAAGTTAGATATAACAGATTGGAATACTTATAAATATGAGATATTGAAAGATCTTATCAAGGCTTCGTTTGAACAAAATGAAACTGCACGAAATAGACTTCTTTCTACCGGTAATGTTAAGTTGACACATACTCGTGGCAGAAAAGAATATTCTAGGGAGTTCCCAAGAATTCTCATGGAAGTACGCGAAGAACTTAGAGCAGAACAAAATAGTGTACAAGAAGAACGCAAACCGAGACTTATCAAGAAAGGAGCTACTGAGTATGAAAACGTATACTAGAATATGACGGATTCTGAATATGAAGAGTGGAAGAAGTAGAATAGTGTAACCGATGAAAGATCATTGCCGCCATCCGTTCTCGCAAGAATGCATGCCGGAAGGTCAAAAGAAGTAGACCCTAGTGTGTTAAATGTTGTGAGAGATCTGGATAAAAGCAGACGCGACTATAATAGAATAGCTCGTAGATCCAAAACATATGTCGTGCTACGAAAAATTATGGAAAACATGTTTAGCGCCGCAGATGTTCAATTACCGGATAATGCATCACAACAGTTATTATCACTTCATAAACAGTTGAAAGAATTATAGAATTCTGCCGAACACGCCAATTTAATGCTTGGTTCTAGAACAAAAGAACCATCTGATTTATACAAATACGCAAATATTTATAAAAATTATAAAGATTTACACACACCGTTTGTTGTAAAATATATAAAAGAGTTTTATAATATAGATGCTCCTATTAGAGATTCTCAATTTTATGACGGAGAGTTATATGGCTCTTCTTATATCGAAACCCCGATAGAACTTGACGACAGAAAACGCGGTGAAAGTTCTATACAAGGTGTTAAGCAACAGTTAATATAGCAATTCGGAGAAGGCGCGCCTAATGCAAAATTAACAGAACTTGTATTTAATGCGTTAGATGGTACTGGTGTCACGTTTGAATCCGCAGATCTTGGAGAAGGGGTTAGTGGTAGATTTGTTGCTAGTGAGAATAAGATATTGTATAACCCGGACGCATTGTAGCCAAATACATTATTACACGAATCCGTTCATGCAGTTACTTGTTATTATCTAAAAACTGCAAACAGGTCTAATCTACCTAAAGAAATTCAACAAGCTATAACAGAAATAGAATATTGCTACGACCTTCTTAAACAAGATTTCATAGAACAACATTTCGATAAAAAAGGTATATCGAGTCGTGGAATGAATGTTGAAAAAGCGTTTGAATTTTGGATACAGTCTGACGATCTTTACGGGTATTCTAGCCCTATTGAAATGATTGCAGAAATATCAAAACCTGAATTCTTGGCGCACATTCGTGATTTTGATAGAAGACACAAAGGTAAGAATATATTCGACAAACTTATTTCTGCAATACTAAAACTGTTTGGAGTATAGAAAGAATATAAATCTGTAGAAAAGACTATAAAAGACGCAATGGTCACTCTTCTTACAAATCCAAGTAAGGAATTGATGGACAAATATGCCGAAGAAAATCGCAGGGCTAAGGAAAACTACAAGTTGTTTATATCTAGCAACACAGTGTCTTTTGTAAACAAGAAGGTTGTATACGAACAGATATTGCCACAACTTGAACGCTTTGATGAGTATTTAGATTCTGCTAATAGTACAGCAGACGTAACTGTAAATATTCCTAGAGATATAGTAGACTATTCTTTTGAGGCCGAGCCTGGCAAAGAAGGTAAATTAAATGACGGACAAATAGTAGTCTTTAGAGATGGTCCTATGTTTATGTCTATTGTAGGCAATGTGGAAAAATTAACACAAGACCAATCCAGCGCAAGAATTACATTCAGAGTATATAGTCTTGAAGCGATATAGTCTACAATATTTGAAATCAAGAACGATGAATACGGAAGACCGGTGATTACGTCGTCCAAGTCTGTTTATGACGATCAGAAAATCTTTGACGATGTTTCAGAACCAGTATCTCCGTTTGGCGAAGGCCGCATTGGAGCATTACACGAACAACGTTGGATTTTAACAAATCGACTAAGAGAGGTCGTAAATAAAAAACAGGTAGTACAAAAGTAGTTTATATCTCCGATAGAACACGATCCGTTTGTTATAAATACTCCCGCAGGAAAGCTTAGAGGTATAAACGGATTTATAGACAACGGTAAAAGTATATTTGGTCTCGTTAGTATGAGAATTAATATCAGTGAAAATGTTGTTACTTCACCTTTCATATTTCCAACAGAACATCTATTTGACAATAAATACAATTTTGCAAGATTGGACAATTCCGTAAAAAGTAATTATTTCACAATTGCGTATAATATTTTGAACTATTTAGAGTTAAACGGCTTTAAATCTGTAGAGTCTGAGTGGTACCGTGGAAAAAGCGAAAAGAACGAGAGAGTTGAAAATCTTAAAAAGATGTTTGGAAACGATATCGAAAATCTAATAAACATACAAGAAGATGTTAGAGAAGAGTATAGCCCCGTATTTGGGAAAGTCACTGTACCATTCTACAAGTTCGTCATTAACGTTTCTAAATTTTCAAATCTTATTGCAAGCAACCACGACGTAAACGTAGATAATGATGTTATACAACTTGTGAAAAGTGCTATTTCTAAATAGTATGATAGGTCTGAAGAAGATATATCGACAGGCAGAGAAGCGATGGAAAAACTTAATGCTTCTGCCGATGCCATTCGCTAGCAAATAAGCGAATTGGATGATGAGATACGAAAGGAATAGATTGTTTACTTGTCCAATTTGGGTAAAAAACAAGAGGATAAATGTAATGGCGGATTTGAAGATCTTCCATTTTAATAAAGGATGATAAATTATGCAATGTTTAGTAAAATCACACCCAGAAATTAAGGCATTACTTAAAAAATACACAGACATATTAGGCAGCGAAAGTGCTGCCTATTATGTTGTGTCTATGAATAATGGACTGCCTTTGGATTAGGCTCCTGACGGAACCCAATCAGAATTATATTCAGCTCTAATTTCAAGCGGAATGACAGAGGAGGAAGCAGTGTTTGCAAAATCTGTAATTTATACTCCTTTATATGTAGACAAATATGGAAATTGGCATGAAAACTATGACGCCTCCAACGGTAGCGAAGAACCGTCTATAACAACATTGTAGTCGGATCCAGTATTGGTTGATCATACCGCTATAAAAGACATACTTAGTAACCACTAGGTGGTTGTGGAACGATTGGCCAATCTAGAGCTGTCTAACGTAGTAAACAGCACACCTGTCGTGTTGAGTGCTGTGCGAGAAGAGCGTGATGCTGAAGCCAAACAGGCTGTTGAAGACTTATTAAATAACAACCCAGACGCTACGACAGAACAGATAGCAAGAGTTAGATAGTTGGCTGAAGCTGATTACGATAAAAGAACTCTAGATAAAGCAATAACAACCATTCAGACACACCTTGCTGAAGGTTTTGTAGACGTTCATGGAAACCCATTAGACGGATATACAGGTTCTACAAAACTTGGTAGCATGCGAGCAACTTTCTTAAACTCTTTATCATACAGATTCGCTAATCCAGGCATGTCTACCGTAGTTTAGAACACACAACATCTTATAAGCGTCCATCTTCTAAATAGTGTTTTAAACAACAGAGATCTTTCAACCACAATTCCAATCATAGTAGAATAGTACATACGTATGTTCTACGATGCTGATTTCATGCAGAAATTGTTTTAGACTATTAAAGATGTTCACGGAAATGATCTCGGACCAGAAAGATTAGTAAAACTTTCCACGGATTATGTAGTTGGTAAACTTAAGCGTACTGAAAAACAACAAAAGTTAAATAACTTTTGGTTTAGCGTTGGACAATTTTTTCGTGAGCTGTTTAGACGTAAAACAAGTGCTGAAAACAGGCAGTTGCAACGCAATACGCTTGACGCATTGGCTGTATATTTTTCTTGTGCTCAAGACCTAATTAGATCTACAGACAAAGAGCTGAACACGATATTTTATATAACTAGACCAAAGAGTCAGCACGTTACGATAAAAAATGTTGTGTCACGTATCAGAAGCGGCCTTGTTTCTAGAATAACAGCTTTAGAGAAATCTTAGCCTGCTGCACTACTTGGCAACGAATTAGAACAAATTGCAGAGTTAAAGAAAACAATAGCACAATTAGACGCTATTGAAAATCTAGATAAATCACGACAAGATTCTGCAAGAATTGTCGCTATGGAATAGTTTGTCATAAAGGGTTTGTCAGAAACTGCTAATGCGTATTAGTTAATCGAACAGATGAAGAATATGCCAATAGAACAAATTAATGCTGCGCAGCTTGATAATATTAGGCATAATGTTATTGGTTTTTACAAAAACCTTATCAAAGAATGGGTTATAAAATGGGCTAAAGAGGATACCACCGGTGTTGCTTCAGAAGGAACTTCGTTTATGGATGCTGTAGATCTTATTCGAGGTAAGATGGGCATTATTGAAGACGAGTTCGATAAGCTAAACCTGTTGTATACACAGTAGATGCTTTAGAATAAAGCCGAAGAACTTGTTGTTGGGGATAAAGACAGGTTTATATACAACATGGTTGAATGGTTATAGAACAAGATTAACGGCGGACACTTGTCGTTTTTTGACAGGTTGTTGAAAGGAGGATTTGCATCAGATTCGCCGATAATAAGAATGTTTGATTTTGCGTTAAGGCAATAGAACGCTCTTACTAGAAATCAAGTTGATACTGTAGGAAGGCGGCTTGGTAAATCATATAAAGCTGCAGAAAAAGAATTTAGGAAAATAATGGGTCCGTTTAGCAATTATGTAAAATTGTTATACGAACGCGACGAAGATGGAGATTATACTGGAAATCTTAGATCTTCTATAAACAGAGGTGCGTTTGATAAAAAGATTGAAAGTAAGAAGAAGTAGCTTTTAGAGAAGTACAATGCCGAAGTAGATGAAAACGATGGTACAATAACGTTCAACAATGGTGACGATTGGCGTTCTTATAATGACGAGCTTGATGACTATATAGAAAAAATAGGAGGACATAGAAGGTATAAGGCGGATTATTATAAAACCCGTAGACAGTATCTATCTAAGACTACAATTGACAAATTGGATGGCATCAACAGAGAAATACGTGAAATAGAAAACAAATGTATAGACAACGTAGATATAACTCTGCCAAATGGAAAAACTCGCACAATAAAAGCACCTTTGACGTATAAATTAAAACCATTGGACCGTGAAAGGCTTGTAGAACTTCGTAGACAAAAAGAGGAGCTGTCCAACCCGTATGTAGTTGTACATGACGCTTATGGTAAAATTTCAAAATTTATACCAAAATCTGGCGATGATGCTAGGATTGCACAAGAATTAATCAACTGGAAAGCATACTTACGTAATTCGTCAGGTGTGGCATATTCAAATAACACACAGGCTTATAAATTAGTTAGAGAGAAACTGGAGAACGAGTATTCTGCTAAAATAGGAGTTGCTACCAACCCATTAACAGGCCAGCTTTATACAGATCTTGACGTACAACAGCTTCTTAACGCGTTTGATTACGAAAACTCAACCACTTAGTTATCTTAGGAGTACTATGAAGAAATAAACAAAATCATTGGCAACAACAAAAACCCCATTATTGCGGAGTTAAATGCCAGAAAAAATGCAATATTGAGATCGTGTTTTAACAGACGTGGGTATTTTGAGCCAAATTTGGATAAACTCAACGACGAAGCGTGGGCTGAATTGAAACGCATAGATGAGCAGATATACAAGAATCGCGACACTTCTAAAAAGTTGACAAAACAGGATGTTGAGGATCTTAATGCGATAACAAATCGACTGCAAGTTAAAAAGTTTGGAACATCTCAATCGTATTACAGCTGGTTATACGATTAGTATGTTGCGGCAGGGAAGGAAAGTGAATTTAATGACAAATTCACATATACAAAAACTACCAAAGACGGTAAAAAAGTAATAACACCGTTGAGTGCTTTTTCATACAGCGCTCCTGTAAATCCAATGTGGGTTGAAAGTCCTAGTGGAACAGGTATATTTTCAGAAATAGACGAAGAATCATCTTTATTTGTAGACTAGAAGTATGACCCTACGAAACCAGAGCACATACAAGTCGACGAAGAAATGTACCGCGATCGTGAATTTGAAGAAATATTAAACAACAATTCTAAAATAAAGGATTTCTACGACGATTGTTTAAATGTTTTAGATGAAATGTGGGCAAAACTGCCATCCACCTATAGAAAAAACAGGTATCGGTTACCGCAACAAAGAGACGAGTTTGGTTCACTATTTACAAGAAAACATGGAGCTAAGACACTGTGGAAGGCGATTATAGGTGAATCTGGTGTAAATGAAACAGACTTGGAGTACAATGAAGAATTTCAATTACGACCTGACGGAACCTATGTAGAAACAATACCAATACGCGGTGTGAGAGATCTTGACGATAAAAACATGATAAAGACAGATCTCATAAGTTTGCTCGTAGACTTTACAGAAACGGCTTGTAACTTCGAAAACAAGTCTATAATGTAGCCTTTATGGGAGCTTGTTGGATTTCAACTTAAAGGTGGATTTGCAGGCCGCTCTGAGGGCGTTAGCGATCAATCAAAGAGATTTGATACACATAAGAGTATGTATATGTATGGCCGTATGCGTCAGGGCGTAAACCCAGGTGTAAAAATGGGTCGTGTGTAGCAACTTATATCAAAAAGTATATATAAGATGATGGGTCTTGCACATAGTAAACTTATGGTACATAAATGGCCTTCTGTACTTAGAAACTGGTATAGTTCTGGCGTAACTCTTTATGCTGAAATAGCATCAGGTCGAGATTTTGATATTTCCTGTTTTAAAGAAGCTGTTAAAAGAATAGGAAAAGACATACCAAATACTATAAAATCAATACCGCTTGGTAGATATAATACTCGTAGTGAAACAGCTGCAATGATGTAGGCAAACGGAATAAGCTCTTCTATAAGCGAAATATTTAAAGATACCAATAAATGGTGGGTACGTAGAGTACTGAAAAATCATGGCTCTATGGGAGAATACAACTTGGTGGATTATTTATACAAAGGGTTGATAACCCAAATGATCTACAACAGTGTAAGATTGATAGAAGATCCTTAGAGTGGTAAGCCTGTTTTTGCAACAAAACAACAAGCTTAGTATTATTACACAAGAGCTGGTTACACGGCAGGCGACGGTAAAAAAGCATGGCGAAGAGGCATAGCTCATGTCGATGACCTTGGTAAAACCGTATACTCAAGAACAACCCTCGCTGATGCTTTTTATGTAGACGAGGATGGTAAATATACACTGAAACCAGAATTCGAAGATCTTGTTCGCCCTGTAATAAACGAAGAGACTGGTCGTAGAACAAATAAACTTGAAACACAAGTGGAAGGATTTATTAGAGAACGTGTATCGGTCATCAATGGTATTCTTGATACCTATGATAGAAATGGTATGCACACCACCTTTATAGGTGCTGCTGTATTATAGATGCGTGGGTGGGCTGTTGCTCAACAGGTTGACTATAATAAAGACGGACACGACTTTGCTGTATATGACGACGATAACACAGACATGAGTAAGAGTGCGTTAGAAAAATTATATGGGCGAGCTATGAGAAGTGTTTATGATTCTGGTGTCGGATTGATACGTCAGGAAGCTGCAGATGAATACCGAGGATAGTATGACTTCTTAGCTGGAGGTACGAGACAGGGTGCTTGGACGGTCATACCGTTTATAAAAGCGTACTCAAAACTATTTTAGGATTGGAATCTTATTAAATTTGCATTATCAGATTCTATGTTGGATAAAATAGGAGCAGAAAGTAGTACGTTGACCGATCAACAAAAGTATGTTATCATTAGGATGAATTGTACCATATTCTCTGTTTTAGCAACTTCTCTACTTACGTTTACAACCGGAAAGCTTATTGAAGACGATCCTGACAATTGGGTATACTGGTTGCTATATACAGCGGCTACGACTGCTATTTCTGAAACTTCTGCATAGCTGTGGTTTGCCGGTTTAGTGTTTACTCTTACAGACATTATAAAATCTCCTGCTGTTCTTACAGCGTATTATCAAGATTTTGGTTACGCTGTAGACGCTCTTAGAGATTTGGCTGCAATGATTTACGATGACGCTACTGGAGGAAATGGGAATATCGAAGCGTACCAGCAAATCAAAACAGGTTCATATAAAGGTAAAGAAAAATGGATGCGAGACATGTCTAGAACAACAGCGTTGATACCTGGTGTATCTGAGTTAGGTTTTGACAATCTGTATAGACAAGGCGCAATTGACGGATCTGTTCACGGTTTACGTTCAACAGCGACTTGGTATTATCAAGTGTTTCCTACAAATATGCTTGTTTATAGACCTTAGGTGACTACCGAAAAGGGACAGTTACGTAAAGCAAAAGACGGTGAGTTAAAACCGCAACGTGGTGTATACGGTATGGTTTATAATCCGAAAGGCACAAGTTTTTCTGAATATTTTTATGATCCTAACGCCAGTGTGGAATAGAGATTGAAACAAACATTTTTTGGTTACATTGATAACGACTCGGACGCTATGAACAAAAACAATTCCAGAAAAACAAATAAAGCAAAAACAAATAAGGCAAATTCTACAGTAATGAACTTTTGATTTGTCTTTCTAATTTATCTTCTGGCATCCCGATCTATCGTCACGATGGATTATGCGTATAAAGAATTAAAGCGGGACACTCCTGTATTGGAGTGCTCCGCTTTTTTTATCCCAGAAGATTTCAGTATCTGGTTGATAATCTTCTTCTGGGATCACATTATTAACAAACTTACTATTCCAAGCATATGTTGAATTTAGCATATATCTATTTATATCAGAATCTTGCAAATTCCAAAATGCAAAAACTCGCATTTTTTCTACATCACTTAATGCTACTGCTCCACTCATTATATTTTTAATAGTTTTATTTGTTATTGTAAAAGCAAACATAATAAATGGGATTCCTTTTATTTTAAACTTATATACACCGTATAATCCTTTTGCGCTTTTTAGTTTTTTATAAGTATCAAAAGCTTCATTCGTTAACACATTGTATGCATATAATAAAAATATATGATTATCGAGATATGGCCTATTTATATCTGCAGAAAATGCATCTACAAATCCAGCTTTAGTACTTAAATTGTTTTTTGTTATAGAATTGTCTAATAGTGGTATTATTAACTTAAAATGTAAACTCACTGATTCAAAGATTCTTATAAGTTTAATTTTTCGCTTCCGTTGTTACTGTAATATTCTTTAGAATGTCTCCATTTACTTGTATTTTGATGCCATGCAATATTATTTAACGCTTGTATTATAGTATATTCACGTTCTGCAATATTAGCAAATGGTATTTCGAATACACGTATAGAGTAATCTTCTACTGTATCTATACCTATGACATAAAATATAAATTTCCAACCATCGTAAACATCAACATTTCTTTCATTCAACATATACCATTCTACTGCCATTTTATAATACATCAATTGACGACAGTAGTCATATTCTAACATACTGTCTTCAAAATGCCATAATTTAGCTGTAGTTTTCAAATCGTATATAGTTATCGTTTTGCTTTTAAAATCAATAGTAAAACCGTCAAGTAATGATTTACATTTTATCGTACCTTGATCGAGTGTTTCATACTCCCAATTTATATGAAATTCATGATGATTTTCACCATTTTCATTTACCTCAGGAGGGTTAATAATTTTCCATGCAAGTTTATGATCGTTAATGTTTTGTGAGATAGTTTCTAACATTTTAACATCCCAAACTCCAATCATCTTTCGACTATCATTGGATTTTAAGAATTGAATATATTCAGATAGCTCAGAAGCTATTTTAAGGCCCTCTGAGAGCATTTTCTCTTCGGACTTGTTAGTTGTACTATAAGATGCTTTATATGCGCTTAGAACGGCCTTATTCGGCTCTATTTCAAGGCTAGTTGCTAACTCCTGACAGAACTTTTCCTGCTGAGCAGAAGATGGTCTACGTTTGTCCCAGACTACATAGTCTTTTTGGAACTCTTCGGGTTGTAGCAAATAAGAATGTATCATAGTTCCACGCTCCAGAGTACTATTTTTTTCCTCTGGAGGTGGATCTGTGAGCATCTTATGTAGATAAGTTGGTCCTTTTTTTATAAACCAACCTACATTTGAGTTACTGATGCGCGAAAAATCTGAGTAATAAGGTATGCTTAAATCCATCATTTCTTTGTTAGATTCATATCTTCGAACAAATCTTTTAATTGTTCGTTCGGAAATGCTTTAATTTCGTCTATAAATGATAAAATATTATCAAAGCTAGCACATTTGAAGTTGTTATATATAAATATACCAACCTCCATTGCTTTTTCTTTGTCTTCGATTTTATCTTCAACTACTTGTAGAATTGCTTCTTCTGACATTTTTTCAAAACGTTTCCAATATCGAACGCGGGAACATCGATCAACCAAGAATTGGTTTATTTTTGTTTCATCGTTACATGCAAACAACATGAGTTTTTTACCTACCGTATTCATTCCATCTAATACTTGTAGTAAATCTCCCATATTAAAATGATTATTTGCTTTATCCAATTCATCAAATACAAAGCATACCTCTGTATTTACCAATCCTTGAAATAAGGATTTATATTTATATTCTGGAAATTCATTATCCAACAATACAATTGGTAAATTTGATTTTAATGCTATTTGTTTCAATGTAACTGTTTTTCCACTACCTTTTAAACCAGATAGCATTACACCTAATACACCATCGTTGATATTACTATATCGATTTGTAATCTTATCGATAAACGCAATATCTTTTTCAGTGTTATATATTTTAGGTGGTAACGTAAACATACGTGCTGGTTCAAACAGAATGTCACCTGTAAAACGATTATATTTTACATTGTATGTTTTTCCGCATTCTAATTCATAATCTAACCCGTCTGTAGACGGTTTAAACATAATCTTATCACCTACTTTTAGAAAATTTGTCGTCATGATTTCTTTTGACTTAATAGTTCTTCAATCATTTCATCTACCTGTTTATGATTTCTAACAAGATAGCACTTCATTTTACTGTTGTGCCTTTTTAGATAATACTTAAACAGTTTATATCTAAGAGGAAAAGAATCTCCAATGAGACCTTTACATTCTACTACAAAACCTTTACCAATAAAGTCTGGAAGATATGTTATAGGACGTAATTTTTCCCCTAAATACTCGAACTTAGGAAGTAATGTGAAATGCTTTGGCTCATATTTAACTGGTATTCCAGCTTTCATAAAAGCTTCATAAGTATAGCATTCGAGTTTGCTACGAAAATGTAGCCCATACTTATCGACCTTTGTCGCATTTTTCACTTTACCGTTATTCATCGATCTCTTTTGTTATATCAATACTAACTTTTCCAGTATTGTAATCAAAAACTAAAGTTATACGTTGTTCATCTTTTTGAATATCAAAATAGAATCGATCTGTAATGTTTCCTTTAAACGCAGTGAATTCCCAACCATTGTATTTGCAACGTAGGTTGTCTGATTTTATTTTACCGCAAAAATATCCAACGATGGCACTTGCTACAACGGCTAATGTGCCTAGAATCAAAGTTTCAATCATAAATATTTTTCAGTTTCTTTTATCATCCAGGTTCTAACTTGAATGAATGTGTTATACATAATTGCATCAGATATGTCTTTTGCATTAAATTTCTTATTGACAAACAATGCATCAAACTTATACTGTTTACTATATTCTCTAGCCTTTAACATTCCTGTTTTATCTCTATCGAACAGTATAACAATGTTTTTCCATTTATTCTTTAGTGATTGTAATATATCATTTGGAATAAATGTTGTTTCACTTGAAGGAGATATAGCATAAAACCCCATCTCATATAAACACATTACGTCTTTTAAAGATTTCGTAATGATTAAGAGATTACCACCCTCTTTAGGCAACTCGGCTAAACCCTGAACGTGCCTATTTGTCAAATTGGTACGCCATTTAGTATACTTAGAGGCTAGTGGACGATATATTTTAAATTTATCATACACTTTATATGCATACATAGGATTAGCTTCTTTGTAGGTTCCTCTGACGACTCTATTACAAAGAAAGTATTTTATACTAAAAACATTAAACTTTCGTAAAGTGTCTAAAGATATATGAAATTGCTTCCAATATCTTTTATCTACTTCTGTGAATGGTTGACGAACTATTCCAATATCTGTTGGCCCTAAATCCACCGTTTTCGTGTATGTTGGTTTTACCTCACCACGCATAGGATTCATTTTTCGGACGATGCGCAACAGTTCTCGTTCTAATTCATCTCTTGTTTGTATTCCTTTATACAATTTCATGAATTTAAGAGCATTACCATATTCTCCTGTCCCATGATCTTTAAATAACAATACACCATTTCTACCTTTAAATACAGCGAAAGATGGCATCTTATCGTTAGATCTTAATGGACTATTCATTAATTGTCCTATCTTAAATTCTCCAAGATAGTAGGAATATATTGCATAGTCATCAACTTTTTCTAATAAGTCTTTCAGACTCATTGTGATCGCTGTTTTTGTACTATACATAGGCTTATAGCTCTTTATTGTTATAGTTGTGGACCAGCCTGGGCTTGAACCAGGGACCTCCAGATTATGAGTCTGTTGCTCTAACCAACTGAGCTACAAGTCCATAAACAGCACACGCAAGGGCGTTCATCTCCTATCTTGTGTGCTGAGTGAAAGAGATTTGATCTATTTGGCACTCTTTCGTTGCAGGTATCTTTCCTGCGCCCTCCTTCGCGTAGTGAGTCTACCAAGGAGTGTTACTATTCTATTTACCTCGTACTATACGTCTTCCAAGGCTTTCTCACTTCAAGTAACTGTTGTGCGGTCGTTTGGAATCGAACCAAACAGATAGGAAAAATGAGTCGAAAATGCCTGAAATTAGAAAACCTATCTTGTCATATGTTTCACAACATCCTGACACCGCTATTTGTAGCATGGAGGGGAATCGAACCCCTCAACGTTCCTTACATGCTCCAGGGAATCACTAGATTCCTCCACCACTGACCATTAGTCGTTACTGAAATATTGTCAGAACGGAAGGTCGTCAGCACCTGTAGTTGTCTCATTTACCGGAGTGTTCAACAGTAATGCTTCATTAGCTGCTGCAACAAGCGGATCGTCTTCCTTATCGGCTACGACGGGTCGCTCAAGAAGATCGTTCTTCCAAAGCTTAATTTGAGACTTTTCTATACTCATAGGCTCAACGTATACGCCAAGAGATGATACTTTTGTATATCCCTTTTTGTCATAAACTACCTTAAGACGTAAATCCTTTTTAGGAAGGTTGCTGTTGATAAATTGGTCAAGTTTTGCCTTTACCCAATTGATCATTTCAAAGAAGCTTGCTCCCTCAAATTCTGGAGTTTTGTCATAAAAACAGTTTATAATTTGAAGAATTCGACCAAACTGCTGATCGTCACGACGTTGTAAATCTTCGTCAGTTTTGATCCACATGTTTTTCTCATTCTTCCATTCCGTAAATGATGCAGTTTGACCATTTTCGTTTGTAAATACAAACTCAATATAGTCACGTCCTTGCTGTGATTTAAGTACGTTTACTGCACTCAAGTTTACGTTATCGTTGATACCTACGGGCATATATGAGCTATTAAACTCATTATTGTTTGTTGTTGCTGTTTTTGTACTATACATAATTTCCTTTGACTTTTAGTTCTTATTATTCTGGTTTATAAACACGTTCCCAATGAGTTGTTATAGATCCATCTGGGTTTCCAGTTGCAATAACGACATCTTGTCCAGCAATATGTCTTGCGCGGGCTTCCATGATTGTTCCATCTCCTCCAGACTTAAAACTAATATGTGTTTCGTTGTCTTTTCGATAGACGTATCCAACAGCATCGGCCATTCCGCAAATGATTTTACCTAGTTTTCCAACAAGGTCTATTTCTTTTGCTGAAACTTCTTGTCCGTCTTTTTCTGTTAGAGAATCTTTAACATGTCCAATTAAGATGAATTCATCACAAAGCTCTTTAAACATGTCGATTACCTTTTTAACGGCATCTCTTAGGTATTTATAACCAGCTCCTCTTGCAAGAGTTGTTACATCGTCTCCTTTCCAGTTCTTCCCTAGTTCAGTTTTACGATACAAACTACATGCATAGCTCATACAAATGTCTTCTAATCTGGTGGCATTGTCTATTGTAATGTGTTTATAAAAATTATGTCCTACTTCTGCATTCTTAGCTCTAATGGCTTGTGCAATTTCTCCTAAATCGTTGATTGTACGAGCTTGTACGGCAAGTGCGTCAATGAATTTGGATCCGCCTTCGAGGTCTACAATAAGATTATTTTCCAGTTGCGCAACTGCTGATGTCTTACCGGCTTTTGGCAATCCATATAAAATCAAATATTGCGGATTTGTAGAAGTTGCTTGGACTTTAGATGTAGGTAGTACTATCATATTAGTTCTTAGACTTTAGTTGATGTTAATCTCAATGTTCTTTGCGTTAGCATTGAAGATGTTAATGATGATATTCTTTGTCTTCTTAGGCAAAGAATTCAAGAACGTAATGTCCTTAAAATCGCTGTATGCGTACAAATCCATGCCGATCTGAATTTCATCTTCATAAAAAGCAATGGGTGTACCATCTAACAGCTTATAAATCTTACCAAAACTGATTGGCAGCTTTGTACCCTTATTCTTGCCATAGTTAGCAATAAAGTTTGCAGCTTTGGTAAACTTATCGTTATTGTTTGTGAGGCAACACAGATTACAAGTATGCTTCTTTGCAGAGTCGTTCAACAACAATGTATAGAAATCCGAAGATCCATCATCAAACAGATACTTGTTCGTCTTTGCTATATTAGTAGCAATAATGTTATCAAGCAACGTAGAATAGTTTGTGATGGGAAATGTTGTATTGTTGTTAGAATTATTGTTAGTAATCTTAAAAGTTGTCTTTGTCATAGTCAGCCAAAATATTTTTTTGTTAATACTTAACGCTTATGTTTCAATAATATTATTGTACGCAAGATCGTTCTCGAATTCAAGTATACAAGGTTTACCTGCGTCTCTGTTTTTCATTAAGTGTAAATAAACCTTGTTTTCTGTTGGCAAATGACTTGGTCCGTATTCTTGAATACCTAATGTTTCTGGTCTGTGTATTACAAATACGTAATCGCTACCTTGAAACACAGCGTCTGATGAACTTATGTCACTTCTCATAGGATAGTGTGACGAAGGGTTGTTAATCCGTTCAGGTTGCTCTATGTTTCTGTTCATTTGTGCAATTTGTATGACTGAAGTCAAAGGATATTTTTTGGCTTGTATAAATACTCGTTCTAATTCACTAATTGTTTCTATAATAGATCCAACTTGTTTTGTCAAAAGAGTATGGTCATATGTGATTACAAAATGTTTGTTTGTATTTTTTACATACTGTTCATAGAAATTATTGATAATCTCTTCTGTTTGCTTGGGAGTACCGGGATTGTCTACAAAGTAGATTGGGTATTCCTTTAGCTGATTGGATACATAGATGACTTCTTTAAATGTCTTGTCATCGAGGTCCGTTTCCGCACTATACAGGGTAGAAGTTGTCTTTCTTAATCTGTTAGAAAGTACTCTTCCGACCTGCCTAAATCCAACCATTTCTAATGAAAAACATAAAATGATTATCTCTTCTGAAGGATTCAGATCAATTAAATCAACTTGAATAGAGTTTACAATAGAACTCTTTCCGCTTCCAGAAATGCCTGCTATGGTATAAACAGTATTTGGTTCAATTCCTCCCATACACTGTTTGTTAAACTTATTCCATCTGGTCTTTAAAGAGACTATATTATGTTCTCTTCTTCCAGCTATATACGAGATTGCTTCTTGAGTCACGTCTCGCATAGATTTTATTTTAAACGAGTTCTGTTCCATATGCTGATGTTGTTTTACTTTCATCTTGCATTTCCGCTTCAGATTCTTCCCATTGATGTTCTATTAACCATTTATACATAGTTTTCATATATCCTATTTTACCAGTATTCATCTTCTTGTTTATCTCAAATGTAAGACAATCAATTAAATGCTGTGCCATCGCTTCACTTAATCCTGTATACAGATCAAATAAATGACGACATTTGTTTATATTGGTTTGTAGGTATCCTTTCGAACCATCTGGTCGTGTAACATATGATGGGTATATATCTTTAAAGACTTCAAAATAAGTCTTAGATGGCTTTAAGAAATTTGTTAATTTTTCTGTTGGCCGATATATAATAGCATCTCTTTCTACAGTTGAAGAGATTAGATTCTGATTTATTAAATACTGTATTTCGTCGTCGCTAATTAGGCTGACAATCTTGCGGACGTCTTGATTAGTTTTTTGATTCTTATCCAATACAGTACTTAAGAAGAATAGTTGATTCAGATTGATGTTTTCTTGCATGTGCAAGAGTTTTGTATTTACTTCAATAATCATCTCTTATACTCTTAGGTTAGCAAGTTGGTTATTAAAATAGAGTTAATTGTTGACAAGCTAAATCATATACTATCTTATTAGCTTCGCTTATATAATAGTTATAATTTATATGCCTGTCTTGTATATTTAAGTCGTCCATTTTATTAAGTATTGTTACTCCAGATTTAGTTAACATGTTTGTTTCACTACCGTCTGAATCTACTTTATAAAGTGAATAACCGTTTGTGCTAGCATAATATCGATTTATACGTTGTACAAATTGATTGCCGTGTCGGACTTTGAATTTCTTATTGACTCTTTGTGCCATTAAGAAATCTTTTATATCGGTCTGCTGTCTGATATATTCAGATACAGGCTGTTTTGTTAAGAAATAATTAATCACTGCTTTAGGTATAATAACCGGTGCTAGTCCTTTACCTATTTTTGTTTCAGTGATAAACATTCCTTTCTTTTCTATCAATTTAGGGTCATTAGATTGCGAATAACCCTCAACAACTCCAAAATAATCGTTGATTGCGTATTGATAAAACGCCTCATAGTTGTCGCTTTCAAAAACAAGTTGTGTTATACGCTCTACTTCTGAAATAGCCCCCTGAATGGCCTCAGAAGCGGTTTTCTTAGCGATATAAACAACACCATCTGTATTTACTTGTACAATCTTACAATTAAGTTCCAGCAAACGATCCACCAACATCAATAGTATCAACTGTCCGTTAATACGTATTTTGAAAACGTTAAATGGGTCGTACATCCAACTTGTTTCTTCTTGCATTTTCCCCGTAACAGAGTTAAGAGTCAATTTTAAGGCAAGATTCTTAAGTTTCTGTCCGCTATGTTTTGCTTCTATTCGTTCTTCATATAGTTTAGAATAGACTTTCAAAAATGTTTTACCTAAGTGTCTGGGAGTAAGTTCATACTTTATCAGTAAGCTCGGATACATCGACGCCACATCACTGTGTCCGATATACTCGTCAGGTCCCGGATGGAATATTTCTGGATCGTGTATTGAATGTATACCACCAACTCCGATTGAATACACCACGTTCGAGAGAACAAACTTCTTCTCGTAGCCTTTGCGTTCTTTTGAAGATACTATTTGCCTTTTCATATCTTCGAGAACGTCTTTTAATTTTGGATTTTTATATTCTATAAATGGAAATATAACATCTTTTAAAGGGATATTGTCCATTGGTGAACGCATTGTCTTTAACAATCGCATTGGTATGCGTGCGCTTTCACAATAACGTTCTGCTAGTAGTTTTTCTCCAAACTTAACACTATCCATCGACAATGCGTCAATGTGATATTCATCGTATATAAACAAACGTAATTCTATATCTTTTTTAAGAATGTTTAATAGCTCTGTTGTAGAATTTACATCGTTTATATTATATGCGATCATTTTGTCTATTTCATTTGTAGGAAGATTGTTTTCAAAATCACCTTCATATTCCTGCACATTTTTATAATGCATGGTTAATTGAAGTTCTTTTAGACCTACTCGTAATTTAGAACTAAATTGCATAGTTAACAAATCTATAGAATAGAAGTAATGCGCATACTTCCATTTTTTAAATCTGTCAACGTCTCCATCTTCTGCTGTTACAATAGTTTGTGATAAACCGAATAAAGATTTACATATCTTCCAGTATGGCAATCTAATTAGTTTAGAATGATAATCTATTATATAATTTATTATAACATCGTCATAATGATGATTGTTGTATCCGCAGATTATCTTTGATTCTTTATTGGTAAAATATGATACCAATTCATCTAATTGATTTTTTCTTTCAGATATTTCAAATTTACTTATTTCTCCAGTTTCGGTATTTTTTGTACAACAGTGAAATACATTTGGAAAAACTTCTATATCATAGACGTCTATCCTACAATTTCGTATACACATGACTTATAGTTCTTTGCGTTAATACTTTGTTATAGGAATGTATAAACCCTACACTTTAATTTTGCGATAAAATCAAGTCTTTTTTATTTCAAAATGCCCATGATCTTCAAATATCATACATGGTGAATCTTCATGAAAAGACTTACATTTATTTCGCAATGAACACTTTAAACAATTTGAGTCACTTTTTATAAACACATGTATTGTGTTATTTAATACAATCGCATTTGTTATCATATTTTAGTATACATCTAAACCTGTAGCGTCTATCGCCAAATCGTGTTCAATCAAATGTCCGTGATCATAATTGTGCTCTTCCAAAAAATCAATTTGTTTTTTCACTAACAACATCGTATCATCCGCTGTTATAGAGCAAAATTTTAGAAAATCGATTTTTGTCATATTTTTTATTGGATATAGATATGGTTTTATACAACATTCTTTTATCGAAAATGATAATTTTGAACTTTTAAACTTTAATGTTCCGTCTGATTGTACACCTGTTAACAGTCTTATTCTGCCGTCAACATTGCACTTTACGCCATATGGTACTCTTGCGCAAAGATCTTTTAGTAATAATTGTAATTCCGTTTTTTTCATCTTTTTATTATTTTAAATTGTTTATTATTTTTTGCAAGATACCATAAATATGTTGGACAGATCGGAGTCGAACCAATCATAGTTAAATTAAATTTAACTACTTCTACCAGCAGAATGTCCAAAATCTAGTGGTGTCCTAGATTATATTTTAACATGCCCAGTGGTATCCTGGAAAACTATTAAATCTTTTTGTTTTATAAATTATGCAGCTATTCCCAGTCCATATCGGGTGCTCACCTGCTTTTTAGTTACATTATTTTTTAACGTATGCTTAGAGTCGAATACATAATTTATTAACGGTTTTGTGTAACGTTTTATATACTTTTTAGATATAATAGACATTATGTTATCGTGATGTTGTTCACGGTCACTTGTCCATTTTGGGAGTTCTTGATTGTAGAATAAATCGTTTTCTTGTGGTTTTTTATGTTTTAACTCCCATTTATCCATTTTTTGTTTTATGTACCCTTTAATGTAATCATCACGTGTCATCTTTGTAGATTTACGTAATTTGTCAATTGTGATATGTTCTTCTTTAGTAAGAATATACCAAGGTTTTTTATTTAACTTTCCTTTCCGTTCCATTATTGGTACATGTTCTTGGTACGGACGTGTGTTACGATATGCTTCTACTCCATCGTTATCTATATCCCAAACATTGGCTTGTATTTTAGGTGGAATACAGTTTTTCTGATTTCGTATACGATTCAGCTTCTTTTTAAGCTTTTTATTTACGGTCTTCTTTCCCATGGCTACGCTGCTTTCTTAAAGTTAATTTTCTGCTGTATCGGCTTTACTGTTTTATGTAATTCGCTTTTCTTAGATATAGCTTTCTTTAAATTATTTTTATTTTTCTCAGCTTTTAGAATAGCCAATGTCGCCTTCTTAGCTCGGGATTTTACTTTCTTCTGATATGTAGTAGTTTTTGTACCAGCACTGTGTATTGTTCCAGATGTCTTCTTCTTGTGCATTCGTTTAATTTTACCAAGAGCCAGGTCTGGTGCAAGTAGTATTGATATATATCGTAACTTATAAACCTTAGATTTGTTTGTTTTTGGAGATGTAAATTCAAATTTCACATCTTTCACCAGGTTTCCGATACGTTCTGCTTCTTCTTTTGTCAAACCCTTGATATAAAAGTAACAAGCGGTCGTGATCTGTGTCTTTATCTTGTTTTCTTTTAATATAGCTTGGATTTCTGTTTCAAGTATTTCGTCGTATCCAACCATAAGGTTATATTTTTTTGGACGAGCTGCAAGTTTTGCTGCTACATCTACCTTCTTCTTTGTTTTCATATTGATTATGTTTAAGAGAATTAATACTGTGGGAAAATATGTATTTTGTAGTTTGTGACGAACCGACCGTCATAAAAGCCCTCATGCTTCAAACTATATCGATATTATAGTGTAAGTTCAAGCTTGAAATCTTCTTCAAGACCTGTGATATCGATATCTGTTTCTTTGTTAAACTTTTCGAGCGCTGCATCGTGCTTATTTGCTTCGAGCTGTAAGCTCTTCTTTAATGAAGCAATCTTGGCACTTGTAAACGTTTCTTTCTTAGTCATGTTGTTCTTACCCTTCTTTGCCTTTTCGGTTGGATTCAAAGTTGGTATTAAGCTAAGCTGAGTAATTGCTTCCTTAGCCTCACATGCAGCAAAGATATTATAGTTATTTGTTTTAACAAATTCATCAAAATTAAATGTAGTAATACCCATATTTAGATACATGAGCATACCCTTAATTTTAATTCGTTTTTCCTGAAGCTGTGTGATATAATTATACAAAGCTTTCAGATCTTTACCAGAACCAAGACCTGCTTTAATTTCCTTGAATGACATTACATTTTCATTGCGAATTGTCTTCCATGCTTTTGTTATTTCTGTGTCAAGGTTCTTACGAATGTTAATAATGTTACTTGAGTTCAACTTGATTGATGTCTTCTTATTCATATAGATTTGATTAAAATTAAACATAAATTTATAGTTGAATTCGAGTAGTCATTTGCCAGTTGCTAAATGATATTCACATATCAATAAGCAAAAACAAAAGGCTAGATTGCGCGCACGCAACTTTACCTTTTGTTTTATGTCGTGTTGAAGAAATTCAACAGCTTATGTTGATTTTACTATTATACATCTTATCAAATAGACGCATGTCCCTCAGGAATTTGTCTTAAATCCTCAGATTTAGTAAATTCGATGCACTCCAGTAATACCAAAATCAAGGCCTATGTTGAATGTATCTCCAATGCTATCTAAAATAGGAATTGTCTTTTCTACACCGTTTATATTGAGGACGATTTTTCGTGGCCCATTATCTGTGATTGTTACCTTCTCTACGCCTTGGTGATTAACCGGTGCTCCCGCAGGAGCTACGTTTTGTTGATAACCTTCACTTTTCTGCGCCACATGTCGCCAACAGTCATAAAGACGCCCTACAACCCAGTCATATTCATGTTCACGAACAGACTTCATGATGATTTCTTGAGATAAACCCTTCATTATAGCGGTATTGTTTACACCACTTGAAGCATCTACCAAAGAATCCCATACTTTTAGAGCAAAGCTCTCAAACGGTATCTTATCTTGACAGTTTAACAGTTGATTCCAAAACCGACAACTGGTCTTACCAAGGATTACAGCTCCGCTGTTCTTGATAGTACAAATCTTGTACTTTTCCTTGTCGTCTACGTTTTCGAACACTCTCTCTGCTATTTTACTGTCTGTGAGTAATAACTGAATTACAAGCTTGCTACGATCACTGATCGATTTGCTCATAGTTAGCTATTTACTACAATGATTTCGTCAGACTTCAGTGTTTCTGAACTACCATCTACATTCAACACTACTGTTGTAGAATCGTCTGTAGAAGTACTCTTTGCGAGTTCCTTATAGTAATCAGATACCTTCTTTTCGTTGCTTGCGATAGCAGAGTCAATCTGCTGAATAGACTTCTTAATCTCTTCTGCAATCTTGAGCAAACGCTCCTTCTCATCGCGGTTGAGTGTATTGACCTGATCAACAAGCTTCTTTGCGTTGCTGAATACAATACTCTGATCTCCACGAAGAGCCTTTCCGAGAGCGTCATCTGTTACATTGCTGAATGTCTTTCCATCGCTAGAGATTGGAATAGACACTGCCTCATCCTTACCCTGGTTGAGGACTACTTTTGCACTACCGAGCGCATCAGTTACAAGAGCTACGCTCTGTACATCATAATCCTTGACATAGAAGCGTCGTGGTGTTCGGTTGAGAATCATGTCAATGTTACCATTGCGCTCTACTTCAACCTTTCGTTCCTCAAAATTGAGAATTGCAGCACGTGCTTCTGCCTTGAAATACTTTGTACCTAATGTTCCACCCAACAGACGAAGTTCTGGGCGGTTATCTGCTGTTATGCGACTTAAATCTACTTTTTCCATTTTTCTATCCTTTTTGATATCGTGGTTGATTCCACCAACGATAGATTAAACTTATAATTGAAATACACTCTGCGTGTATATATAAATGTTATAGTTTGTTCATTTAACTTATTATGTTTTCGATTGTTGTTCTAATGGTTAACACGCTTTCGTCACAAAATAGCTACATCGTATAGACAATATAGCGGGGATCTACTGGTAAGATCATCCTGGCCCGTAATTTATGGCGTTTTTTAAAGCTTTGAATGTCGAAATGTATACTCGAATACTAAGATCCATGAACTTGTTTTTTATAATTTAAAAACGATATAGTTTATCCACTAAGTGCTCTAATGATTCAGGATTCGTGGAGGGTTCACTAGCTGAGATATCCTATATTATGTAAAATGTATGTCTTTGGTTGATATATCTTTGATATTTTCCCGTTTACAAAAGACGTATCTTCCTAAAATGATTTGCAGTTTACTCTGGTGCCGTAAGTTTATTGCGCTGGCTTACGGGCCTCGTTTCCTAACTTTTTATGCTTTTGGGTGCTTGCGTGAGGAGTACGCTTCATTATCGAACGATCTAGGAGCTCCAGAACTCTTCTCAACTATTGTTTGCGACCTTACGGGGGTTTTATTTCGTGTCATGAGATAAACCTTACTAAAACATCTCTTTGTTTATAGTGCACGAACACTCGGGAATTCAACCCATACGTCTATTTTCTTGTCACCCACTAATCTTGCTTATCACACATCGCGAGACAGGCGATAGTGATTACCTGCATACGCTACAAGCACTGCGTCTAATGGCTACGATTAGCTGCCCATCGATTTTGACGTATACGACTCTATGCTTTCCATCCACGCTGCTTGCTGGCTCACGCTTCATTTCGTTTCGCATTCTGTCTAATTTTTTCAGAGTTACGGTTGGCACTCAGGTTTCTGACTTCAGTACTGCTTACTTACAACGTAAGTTTTTCCCTATCAGGGGACACCTAATTTTGTTAAACATGTTTTTAAATTCTTTATTCAATCTTCGCTTTCATTTGAAGTATTTTTGGTTAAAAATCATAACACCAATTATATCATGCTGGCTTACTACTCCATAGAGGACATAATGTATGGTTATAATTGAAACCCTTCAAAGGTACTTACTAAATCTGCAATGTAGATATAGTTGTGTTATCCACCGGGTGTGGAGACAAATAATATCCGCATAAATAATTATTGTTTTTGACTGTATAGTGGTCACCTAAGGGCGATTGGTTTTTGTCCAATCTACCGTATACAACAAGATTACGCTTACCTAATTTGCTGTATTTGAATCAGCCTTTGAACGCGGGCTCGTTCCGCATGAAAACCTGCATCGTTTTCCTACTCATTTACTTTTATATAACCGCATAAACGAGTAAAGCCTGGCGGTCTGCTATTCACATTAAATCAGCCGTATTACCCTCTTACTCCCCTTCGCGTGGCAACGAGAGGCACTGGATTTGCACCAGTTTGGACTTACCTAGGCTACGTAGTTACGGTACGCATTCAGTTAGAACTAATCTGAATCTGCATTAATGTTTATTCACAACTTATGTCTCACCTTTATAACGAGTTTGGACCTCGCAAACACTGTGATACAGCTATAATTTGTACATCATACTTATTTTGGTAACTGTTCCTCTATTCAGATATGTGAATGGACTCCTTCCATCCTTCTCTACTTGGGTCTTGGTTTAAGTATGTTTCAGCTCGTGTTTCGTTATATTACATCTATGCACATCGATATAACATGTCCGATACGGTTTACAGTTTTGCTCCTTTTGAGTCTTATGCGTCTTCTCTTGAATATATCACCAGACGGTTCTCATATATCAGAATAGGGTTTGTATACAACGCTCTCCCTAATACAAAGAGGTTCTTCACGCCTCAGTGTCTTCCATCCTACCTTTTGTAGCTCTATTTTCAAGCTATTCGTCTCCAGTGGAGATATACATATTCTCGGATCAAGTATAAGGTGCTATCTTCCCGGCACCCCTTGTTAAAGATAGCACAGCGTAAAGAATATTACGCCGTGCTATAAGTTGTGGGGTGTGCAGAGTCGAACTACAATAAGATAGCGATTTGTATCAAGGGCTAATGAGACCCTTTAAAGCGATACGGTTGTTGAATCATTAGATTCTAGTATTGGAATAACCAACGTTGGTTTTGTTACATACACAGTGTCTATTGGTTGTATTTTTGGAACTGTGTCTACAACATTACACATATGTGACGAATCACATAGGGTGTCCATTGGTTGTTCAATAAAACATGTATCTCGTACATATTCTATTTTTGTTTTCCACTTTGTTACGTATTTTGTCTTTGTTATTGTATCATGACGTATTTCTAGTGGAATTGTGTCACGGATTGTGTCACGGACTGTAATAAGACCCACATCGTTCGTATGACCTAATAAAAGATCTTTCGGATACTGTATCACTGCCTGTGGCAGTGGTGCAGCTGTTGCTGTCTTTGCATTATTGATTGTTAAGCTGGCGTTATTCATAGAAGATATAAAATATCCTCCAATCGTAAATGCAATGCAGCAAATGATCGTTGTTATTTTCTTTGCCATATTGATTATGCGTTTTATCCACACATAAGTTAAAACATAGTCTTCACTTTTGTGATTATTCTGTTTAACAACGAACGCTTATGTGTGGTGGTTATTTTTTTGAGTCTTCGTCCTCCTTTACTTTAGTTACATCTACAAGGTTTGCCTCGCTGTACTCCATAATAGGTGTACTTGGATTGCGGAACAAATTTGTAATGATACCTGCACGCTGTTTTACATTATGCTTGATTGTATCGATAGGTGTCTTTTCTACATCTACGTCAGCATAGTAACCTTCGAGTACGTGTTTGAACGTTGTTGTAGCAAGTCGGTCCTTTTCTGCGTACTTTTCAAGAAGAGCGTCTACGAAATCTGAAGACGAATTGAAAATTGTTTCTGTAACCTCTTCAAGGTGCTTAATAGAAGCTTTACAAGATTCAATCTTTTCTTTTACATCTTCGATACCTTTAGCGTTATCTTTCTTGTTCTTAGAAAGCTCCTTAAGGTTCTTTTCATGATTTTCAATATGCTTCTTATAGTCAGCAATCTTCAAATCATTTGCCCAAGAAACAAGAATCTGCGTATAATCTGCAATTTCTCGATCTGTAAGACGATACTCGCCTGTCTTTCGATTCTTAGCGGAGTTACGCAACATACAGAATGCTGAAACAGGACTTTTGGAACTCCCAACAAAGGTGCTCATTGAACGACCGATTCCTGATAAGACAAGAGGACATTCCTTTACAATGTTACGAATCTTGTTGAGAGTTTCAACATTGTTCATTTCGTCAATGCGCTTCTTTTCTTCTTCTGCGTTTTCAGACTTTTCTGCCTGAATCTTCAGATAAGACTTGTAGAATGCGATACTGTCTGCAATCTTGTCGATTGTGTTAGCACGATCTGCCATGATGAATGATAATGCATCCTTCAATCCATTTTCGTCTTTAATACTATTTGGATCTACTTCTGGCTTCTTTACAAGAATTGCATGCTCCTTTTCCAAAGCTTCTTTTGCTTCTTTTGAAGGCTTTATTGCTGTGGAAGGAATCTGAATGAGGCCTTCTTCATTCGGTGCCGGAAGAGCTTTCTGGTCGATAATGATACCCATGCTTCTAGCAGCTTCTGTAACACCTGGTAGTTGAGACAGTCTAATAGTCTGTGCAAACTGGCTTGTTCCAAACATCACTTCTGTTGTTGCGATTGCTACCCATGCGTGTGCTGAGAATGAGTTTATCTTGTCTACAGTTTCCTGTGTAAGACCAAGTTTCTCTGCTGCACTTGGCTGCATAAAATGACGATCCAACCCGTTTATTACGTTTACCATGCTGTCTGGACTCAATCCTGGCATAGGCTTCATTTCTGCCAACTTGTCAGCATCAATTACGTTAATTGGACGAGTCTTCTTAGTCTCAATTACTTCTGGCTCGATTACTTTTGGTTTTTCTTCTTTTGGTGCTGGAGGTACTGCTCCTTTTGTTTTATTCTTACCCATATTGATTACGGATTTATAAAAGTTAATACTATGTTTGTTTAATCTGTTTTTAGTGTGTTTTTACAATCTGGTGGATCTGTAAGAGTTTTCTTAAATGGCTCTTTGTGAAGAGAGGTTACCTCACTTATTATAAGTGTGGAATCCTTACTCACAGTGTTTGGCACAAAGCTCTGGGTTGTAGTTGGAACATCTGCCAAAAAGCTATAACAGCTTGGTGTTTCAACTACCATCTGTGTGGGGCACACTTGTGTGAGGCTCTCTTCATCCTGATCCACTCGGTTGATTAACGACCCTACTGCAATTCCTAACATCAAAGATGTGAATGCAGCCCAGAACAATTTGTTGCTCTGGTTGATTCGTGCTATCGCTACAGCGATGGCTAAACCTACTATTAACCAAGTTAAGACCATAGTTAAATTGTTTTAAATTGTTTACGTAATTTGTTGCGTGACCTAGATAAATGTGATTTCACTGTACCTATTGGTATTTGCAACACTTCGCTAATTTTTTCAGATGTCATATTATCTATATAAAACAATTCACATACTTTTTGTGCTTGCTCAGAGAGGGCGTTAAACTCTTTGAGTATCTGTTCATATGTTAAACGGTTGACAATGTCGTTTTCATCTGAACTAATTGATCTTGAAGATGTTAGTCGGACATCTACATTATCAATCACAATAGGTGTGTGTTTTGTTCTACGTAAATAATCTACAGCTGTATTATTAGCTATAATTCTCAACCATCCTCCGAAAGAGTCATAGGCTGTGAATTTCTGTAGTTTATCGTATACTTTTAAAAATACAATATTTGTTATATCATCAGCTTCATCTTTATCTTTAATGTAGCCATATAATATATTGCTTACAAACGATTTGTATCTTTTAAATATACAATTGAAAGCTGGTATGCTTCCATTTTGTGCAGCTTTGATAACCTTAATTTCTTCTGGAGTAATTTTAGGGTTTTTCATAAGCTTTAAGTTTTTAACAGTTATTAGCGTGTCACTCGCGTAACGGATGTTAGCCGCTGTACCAAGAATGGGACTCGAACCCACACGGTCGATATGACCAACAGAGTTTAAGTCTGTCTCGTATACCAATTCCGACATCTTGGTATATCTCTTAGAAAGGTAATTCGTCATATTGTGCCAAATGTATACATACCCATAGATCTAAGAGATTTGTTACTATATTGTGAAAGTAAAACAAGTTTATATCTTTTGTTATTATACCATTATATTCTAGTTTATTCAACATGTCTACAGCAATTCGAAGCTTAACATCAACCGTTTTACGGTTTTTCATGTTTGGCATCTCTATTACTAAATTCTTGTGAATCCATTCCCCTACTTTTCTTACTTCACTTTTAGTACAATATGTATAAATTGCTTCTTCCGCAATATAGTCTAAAGTTGAAATCACGTTACAATACATGACACATGGTATCATGCTTGGTTTTTCCATCAATATTTCTTCTATAGATGGTATGATTTCCGTTGGTACGTCTTTACATCGATGTTGTGCTTTGTACACATTACACCAATGTTCAATCAATTGTTGGGAAAATACACTATACATAATATTTTTTAATGTGTTCTATTGTATATTTATAAAGCTTTTCATGAAGACTTTTATCAATGTTTGTAAATGCCGTATTTATTATACGGTTTTTTACAAAATCATTGCTGAATTTACCATGAACTGTTATGTAATAGTGGGTGTATAATTCTGCAATAATTATTATATTTTTTTCGAACCATTTTACCCATTTTGAAACAGATTCCCAGTATTCTTTTTCTTCTTTTGAAAGATCTTCCCAATTTATGGTGCTGTTGAATTCCATGTTACGATTATTTTTACTAAGTCCTAACAAGGTTCTAACTTGTTGATCTTTAGCTTTTTTATCGTACATTAAGAATCTTACAAAGTTGTCGTAGACATGGTCTATCCATCTTTGTTTTGCTTTACACCATATTAGTGCTGCAGATACTGTCCTTGGACAGCGATCTCTTAGCATTTCTTTATATCCACCTTTTTTCATTTTTGTAGATGCGGAGATTGGCGGATTCGAACCGCCAAAACTCCAGTTAACGTTAAACTTAGTTATCTCCGTCCTCACTTTCGTAGTTAGCACGTGACTTAAATCTCAATTAGAGAACCATTAAGCTGCCAGCTTAGTGTAGTCAGCAATATAAGAATTGCCAGTTAGATTTATGTAATAGCTTAACGTGTTTATATCCACTACCCGTCAAACACTATTTGCGGCCCAAAATCTTACATTCTTTCTTTGTGGACCGCGAGGGTACTGCCCCCTCGTCCGAATAGTTTATTTCACACAAGCTAGAACTTCGATAGAAACATAATTGATCAGATTATGCTCTAAATAGCCTTTATTTGGCTCTGTGTGGTGATTTCTTATCTGGTGTGGTAGCTACTTCATACCGTCAAATATATCGCAATACAGAGCGTTTTTGGCTATTGTTAATAATACAGTGACTATTAGCTGATTCTAAGATTCTGTAATAGGTGTATTCGCATTTTTGATGAAAACATGTGTTTTGAATCTAATATTTTTCAATTTATTTCAAAACAGATTCTAAGATTCTCATATTTTCTTTGGTTTGATCAAATGGTCTCATAGTTTATACTCCGTGAGATCAGAGAGTATACATCCTCGACATATGGTTCAGTGACTCGATGCCGATGTTGTTGATTCAACTATCTGTAAGAAAATTCGGATACTCGGCCCCATGCCCTCTGATGCGATTTATCTTACATTACAAACGACTGATTCTAAGATTCTGCGCTTTAGATATAGTTTCCTGTCGCTAAATTAATAGTACCAAGAATGGTTCCAATACTCTCCATACTTAGCTTGGAGCTTCTTAGTATAGTTGCTGTGCTCCTTTTCGATCTTGTCGGATTCTTTTCTCGTGTAATCACGAATCTTTGTATAGAGGCTATCATAATCGACATAGTCGATGATTGGCGGAACCTGTTCGCCTACCTTGAATGTCTTCTTCTCACCGTCGGTCAATACAACCGTCACAGTCTTGTTCTTCTCATCGACTGTTTCCTTTTCGAAGATCACATCTGGTGTCTTTATGATGTGCTTGATCTTTTCTTCGGTGACTTCGAAGCCCATAAGATAACGTGCGAGTCGGTCTGTGTGAGCAAGTTCAGCCTGTGTAATCTTTGCGATGTCGCGCTCTCTGCGAAGGTTGAGATAACCCTGATCGATGCGATACTGCGCCTTCTGGAAGCGTACCATCATTTCTTTCTGAGTTCTCTCATCACGATCTTTGCTGATCTTTTCGAGTGCTGCTTTTGCAAGTTCTACACGACCCATGCTTGCGTTGTCAAGCTGCTCACGGATGTTTTCTGCAGATGTGCTCTGTACTTCAGTAGCTACTGCTACGTCTTTCTTTTCTTTTGCCATAATTTTGATAATTTTTGGTAATGAATAAAAATGTTAATTAACCCACGATGATGACATTTTTCATGGACCATTCTTTTTTAAAACGATATTGATTCTTACAAAGATGTATTAAAGACTGTTTTGCTAAGTCGGCAGCATCTTTTGTTGGATACTTAATCGTCGTTAAAAGAGATCCTCGATTTCCGTCATTCAATCGTTTATAGATTTTGATTTCGCTCATATTCACAATATTTGTATTTTTGTCTTTTATATGGAGCTTTTTTTGTTTTCTGACCCTCGTACAAGTCTCGTTCTTTTCTATAAGTTTTACACATGACTATACGAGATGATTGGTGTAAATAAGTTTAATAGTTGTCAACACGTTTTTCGGCATTATTTTATTGCTGATAATAAATGCCTCGTCTGGATACTCAGATAGTGCGATTATGGACTGTTTAAGCATTTCTGCATCATCATTGTTGTTGTGAATATCCGATATTATTTGCACTATCAAGTGTGCTCCACTACTCTGTACACTTTTAGGATACTTTGTCATTATGAAATTTGCAGCCTTTTGCAAAATCTCTTTTTCACTCATGCTTGTGTTGAGCCTATTGTCTAACACCTCTTTTACAGATGCTTTTATAAGATCTTCTTCTGACAAAGTGTACGTTGTCACACTACCGTCTGTAATAATGTTTGCGTTTGCTAAACATTGTATCAAACGATACTTATCGTCTGATTGAATTTCACTGCCTTTATAGACCAGTACTATCGCCCTTGTTTGCATACGATTCTGATTTAGATTTGTTCAACGTATCGTCTACTTGCAGTATTTGCTTCGGCATTGTTGACGGTTCATTCAAAGTTCGATACATCTCTTGTGGTAAATTATCATAAATGTGTTTATATTCAGTATATTCATTTACTATATCTGATACAGTACATGTTTTTTGATAATTTACTAATACATGTGAGATGTTTGCAATTGTTTCATCCGGCAAACTTAAGAATATAGAATCGTCTGCAGCCCGTTTCGATCGTTCCATTTTGTATACAATGGCATCAATCGAATCATAAAACTTAGGTGTGCTTAGTTCTTCTAGCATGTCTGGTAACACTTCTGACAAAGCGTTAGGCAAGGCATTTTTTACTTGTGTTTCTACTTCACTTTTGTTTGGAGTGCAGTAGTCAGTACAAGAACTCACAAACCCTGTTGCAAGTACAATAGTGCTAAGTACAAGCATTGTGATAAAATCTTTTAATCTTTTCATTTTTGATAAATTTAAGATGTAATAAAAATGTTAATTAACTCGTGTTGAGGCTTTCACTCAACTGCTTTTATAACGCCGTTCCTTCTTAAGACTCGAACTTAAGTGTATGCCATTAAGGATAAGAGAGTGTGTTTAAAACACACCCTCTTTGAAATAGTTTAGAGCTTTGCAATATTCCTCATATTGTTGTGGCGAGAGGAAATATGCATTTAGATCTTCTGGAACATTTTTATATGGTTGTCCGATATACATTCGTATTCTACACCATATACATATCCATCTTGCGTCCACAAAACGTTCTTTGTGATAAACAGTCATATTGTTAACAAACGTTATCCTAATGACTTCTTGTAAAGTGCAGTCTTCAGGTTTCATAATTTTATATTTTTACAAGAATGAAATCATTTTGTTGACAGTTTATATACGGTTCGTTCTTTACATCATTTGTAAATTTGATGTTCGGACACGAGAACGCATTGTTAAACGCACATCCAAAGCAAGACATGAACATCTCCTTCTTCATAGCACGATATAAAACCCCATTAATCGTGCACAATTGACCAGGTTTTAGTTTCATACTATCGCGTTTGAATAAAGGTTCCTTCTAGTTTAGAACCATGTTTTTTACAAAAACTTCTTATAAACAAACAAAGAGATGTCGCATAAAGCGATGTGATGTTCTTGCACAGCAGCATTGTACTATTTCCAGATTTATAGTACAATCTTACCTTTTTGTCTTCAGTTGGATATGGCCCTCTGGGTTTAAACAACTGGTTTTTTATTTTAGTATTTTCCATTTGCATTGAACACTTTAATCGCTTCTGAAATAACTTTATCGCAATCTGCGTTGAAGATTCTTCCTGCGCAAACAGCACAAATGTTTGAAATAGCAATTCTCATGTTAACGAGATCTCCTAATTTCATGTTGTTTGGCAGTACTTTAGTTACTTTTACCAGCCTTACAACACCTGTAGTTTCATCATCACCCTTTAGGTTTACTATAGATTGACTACATGTTGCATTTGTAAGTGCTGTTAATTCTGTTGCAACGTTACAAGTTTTTGGAACTACCGTATTCATAGAGAATACCAACGCATTGTCTTTTGCTTCAATCCTAACACCTACGACATCTGATGAAACTACTTCCATTTCGTTGACCTGTGTTGTAGATTCGTTAAACTTTGATTTACAAAGTTCACTTAGTTCCACTATTTCACAGCCTCTGTCTGTTGCCTTTCTTATCATAGACAACAAACGTCCTGCTACTTTGTCGGCATCGTTAATGTCTTTTGCTTCAAAAGTCTCTTCGATTGTTTTTGCATCATCTATGATGCGATACACCATTTTGTAATTTTTCATGTTTTTTGTTTTTGATAAACTTAACTTGCACAGAACCTTTTGCTATCTGTGCTTAGCATCGTCGTCATTTTTATAATTCTCACTTTCTTGTTAAAAAGTAAAGAATTAACCACACAACAGCCAATATAGCAACTAGTGCTAAATGCCATTCTATGAAATAATCATTTTCTGTCATATCTTTTTTACTGCATCTTCATATTTGTACAAAGCCTCTCCATCATATCTATCTATCCAGTTGAATTCAGATTCTAATGAATCCAATAATTCTTCTGTAGCATTGTAATAATCTTTGTATAACTTTAATTTCGATACAGTTTTACAAGAGATTAAGATTGATGAAAAAGCTATTGTCAACAGTATAGCAATTGTGCACACTGATAGAAAGATTGTTTGGAACAACCTTTTTAACGTCTTGAATAACATTTGTTTCATGATACAAGCTTTTTTAGTTCTTCTATCTCGTCATTGTTATCAATTGTGAACTCCATACCGTCTTCTAAACACAATGTTGCGTATTCTTCGTCATCGTAAAAATAGATTGACGTAATGGCGTCTACATTTACGGCCGTACAGCCTTCTTTTTGTTTGTTTATCTTTATGAATTTTGCCATAGGTTTGTTTTTGAAATATAAGCATAAGAAGACAAATACCTTTGATAGGTAATTGTGTTAGTCTAGTTCAATTTGTTTTGCTCGAGTATTTTGTATACAACTTGTCCGAATATTTCATCTACACATGTTGATATACGACGAACTGCACCTAAAGTCTCATCTAATTTTTCAGGGTTTAGATAAGATGGCATATTGCCTTCTTCTTGTGCACGTTGATACTCAGCAATTAGTCTTGAAGATTCTTTGCTTAATTTCATGTTTAATGATTATTAAATGTTTGATACACAAGTGGATTTTCCACTCACGTTAGTGTGTAAATACCCCTAAAATAAACTTGTTTAAAATAGGAGTAATGATGAGAGCGATGCCCACTATAAATAGGGCCAGACAGATAAATAGAACTAAAAATGACGACGGTTTCATATAGTGTTGAATTTAGTTCAATCAAAGCCTTAAGAACATTGCTGTTACACAACGTTCAAAAGGCTCCGTCTGCGGTGGTAGTAAACTACCTCAGCGCTGTGTGCGACATAATAGACGAAAAGGTTTACTCTATAGACATTTTGTTAATTGTTTGTCGCACACATGTTTTGGTTTGGTTAAAAGTTGAGTTGGTTCGTGCGTTTTTGTACGCCCACACGGAAGCGTTTGTTCAATATGCAAATCTACCTTGTTGTTGTGGGCATAGGTCAGATTTAGCAAGTTCAAAGCGATTCAATTCTGGTTCAGTGGTTGTATTTTCAAGTAATACGCAGAAAACAGCATTTAATAGCTGATATTCAGCTTTTTGAAGATACATTGGATGTTCTGTATCAAATGATGCTAAACACTTACGCACTGAATCAGACAATGATGCCAGTGTGTTGAGTTCAGACTGATTTAGTCCAGACAACACGATTTTTGTTTCTTTTGCAATTTCTTTTTTCATTTTTTATGTATTTGGTGTTTATTGATTTTCTAAAGAATGCCAGCATGTAATCTCACGACTTATACCGGCTGTGTAATTTTTACAACACAATTTTACAGCTATGTAACATTTTACCAATTTTTTGGTTAATAATAAATGTGACTATTTTCACAAACAATCACATTGGTGGCTCTATATACAGATATACCGAGTCAAAACGCTTTTTGAGGGTTTATTATAACTGTGCATAGAAACCTAATTTTTTCTTATTATGAATAAAGTGTTAATCCTGTTTCGTCTTAATCTGCCAAGACTCATCAGCCCACATCTACGTGAGGACAGGTTGTATCAAACAACCAATAGGAACGGTCATAAACCGTTCCTTTGGTGTTTTCTTTGCTGTTGTTGAGTATAGACCAACATCGCAGCATTGCATTTAGATTGCTCCTAATGACTAACCAAGTTCATTTTTTCGTCATGCAATCGAGACTAGTACACACAGGCATCAACAGTTTACATTGGTCTTTCAATGTCGGTCTAAACTGTTTTAGCCCCTCAATGCAGCTAATTTAGGATCTGCTGCATGTGTGTACAATTTAATGTCACTCAGAAGTGGCATAAGCGACCAAACTTACACCACCGTACGACATAATAATGATAATGAATTTGTGCATACATAAACCACTAACAAACGGGTATAGTACGAATATAGTGGTTTATTCTTTAGAGGTTTTTAAATGGTCCACCTATTTATCAGTGGATTAATTAGACGGTTTCAGTTTATCTTACCGACAACTTGACTGTTATTACTACAGACAATTCTTGATAATTGGCTACGGATGTTAACTGTTTCGTCGCAATTTTCAGCGACTCATCAGGGGTCTTGGTGAACCCGACAGTTTATTTGAAAGTTGGGCAGTTTTTAGTCTTACCCAGGACCTCGTTGTCAGCCGAGATTTAGTTCAGTTTCTAAGTCTACGGTTTTGAACGAATTTGTTGTTTGCATCTGTCTGCTGTCTGTCAATCTGACGAAGATTGAGAAGATGCTTGTAAGCTGTTCGTCTGTGAGATATTCCTTCTTCTCACTGCTCTTGTGATTGATAAGATTCTTACGAAGTAATTCTCTTGTCTCAATCATTTGGTCCATGTGAATTGATTTCAAAAGAGGCGTGCCCTCTTTGTAGAGGTACACGCCATTATCACTAATTACTGTTTGCTGCAGCAAGGATTGCACGAGCTCGTTCGATTTCTTCTTCTGTCGTTGTTTGGGCAGAAGTAGTCTCTGGTGCTGGCGTTGTGTCTTGTACTGCTTCTGTGGCTACTGGTGCTACGTTGTACTCTTTGTACGACCTTGAGATTGTGTCTCGCATCACATCTTCTGGTGCTCTTACCCAATCCCATTGTTTTGTTGTGTCCTGGATTTCTGGGTCAAAACGCTTCTTGATGTACAGTGTAAGAGTGTTCACAGGTGTTATCTCTCCTTGTGAATTTTTCACAAAATCACCAGCTTTGGCTACAAGCATGTTGTTTTCAATTCTGTCTGATTTGTGTACTCTTGCATACGTTTTTGGAAGAGGCAGTGTGATTGCGAACACATGGTCGATATGCATAAGGTCTGGTATCTTGTTTTCGCTGATTGCAGTGTTTATTGCCGCTTCATCGATTGTGTATACCTTTTGGTCTGTTGTTGTGCGAGACGCATCCAATTTGGTATACGGAGTGTACATTTCCACCATTTCTGGTAATACCATGTAATAGGATGGAAGTGGACTTGGGTTAGCGAAGATATCTGCATCGTTAAACAGATTTGCATACAACCATTTGTAGCTGCCACGAGTGTTTGTTCTCTCGTAAATAGTGATGTTCTTTAATAGATAACGCATAAGCTGAAAGTATTTAGTTTGTTAATAAATGTTTCAAACGCTATATATTAAGTGTGCTCGGTTTTGTTTCATGAGCTGGAAGCGTGTAAAATGCGTTGGTGTGAATTCTCTCCACCAAATGCATCAACATGCACATATTTTTGTTTAAAATATAAATATGCAACAGCTACAAAAAGTATCATTTGCACGTCAAAAAACAACCTAAGTTGGAATCAAACACGCCCGAAAGGCAGGAGTGAACGTCCGACGAAGGAGGACGGACACGACTGTGTATCATTTGCACGTCAGAGGATCTAATTTGATGTGAAAACACATGAAGGAAAGAGAGAGATCTTTTCTTGTATATATTTATATATTAGTTTCTTTTGAGAGAGAACAAGAAAGAGAAATATATAAAGAGAAAGAATAAGAGAGAGTTTTTAGGGTTTTAGACCCCAAGCACAGCCTATTTGGCTGGCTCAGGATCTGGTACCCATACACTACGTGTCATGAACGATATTACAGCTCCTGGATGTTCTGCTATCCAAGATTTGTATTGGTTAAAACATGCTTCAGCGTTGTCGAAATCAGGGCTGAATGACCATTTACTCCAATCTTTCTTGTCTCGTATTCCGAGATACACTTTTTGTACGTACATATAATTTGGGCTGTGATATGACACAAACAACATCTACATAAAGTACACTTTGCACGTCAAAAGGACTACATTGGGCCTAATAAGCCCAACGTAGATCTTCGATAAAGTCTCTGTCTATGGATAACCCGTGACAATCCATGTTGTCTACTGTATCGTAGTACAACTCTTCGAACGATGTGGCATCCAAGTGTTCTTTCTGTAGAGCTGTTTGACAGAGGGTTGACAACACACATGCTGCTTCTTTGTAGCGTTTTGTTCGTTTGTTAGACTGATAGGTTTGCAGCACAATGAGCGCAAACAATACGATTAGTGATAAGGCTATGTACTTCATATGATTGTGATTAAATGGTTACGTGTTTGGAGTAGCTGGCGTCAATGCGCCAGCCACTCTTCGAGAGCGTCAATGTACTCATTTTGCTCGTCCGTTAAGTTCTCTTCGTAAATCATGCCTGTTCCTCCTCTACTAGTGAATAGACATGGTACGAATTGTACTCGTCCCCACGGTTCTTGTTTAGGAGGTTTGCAAACTGACGCGCTTCTTCGAGTGTGTTGAATGTGCACTCTGTGTCTGGCATAGAGAATAAAGAGTTCTTTTTAACAACGATGTACTTTTCCATGTTACGTTTGTTTTTTAGTTAATAATGCAACAACTACAAACAGTATGCTTTGCACGTCTTTAGATTGACTATGGGGGTAGGCTTGGCGGATTATTTGCCGTGGGGGGGTTGTATTAGGGTATTCCCCGTTTCTACACGCATAACGTAATAAAAAAAAATAAAAAAAAATCCAAGGACTCTTTTAGAATCCCTGGATTAATGCCTCTTTTAGCTTTTCACTTTTTATGGGTTCAAACACTAAGTCTCTCATTTGAATAAACACCTCTATCGACAAGGTGTCTACATTCATTATAGAAATAATTCAACTGTTGCTCTGTAATACCAGCTATCCATTCGTCGATGTATTTGTAGTATTTTGTGTGCCAGTTTCTTCTGCATCTCCATTCGAGATATGCTCGCATTTCAGTTCCTATATTAAACATGTTATTGTCTCAAAAAGGTCGTCTTTAATCAAATCGTTTAGTCCTTCTATCGTTTTAGAATTACATACGAAAACATAATGACAACTATCTCTACGAGCTTTGTAATATTTGTATCCTTCTGGAGGGTCGTTATAATGTTCTATTTGCCACATTATACCCTATCCTTCTTTAAAGAACGGCTCTTTACGAGTAATTATGTCTTCGCTGTCTTTTAGGGATTTGTATTCATCCTCGGTACACTCTTCCCAATTATAGTCTAAATAGCTGTACATTATGCTGCCTCCTTTACTTCTCTTCGTTGTCATACTTTTTTGAGTAATACAGCATAGCTATCGCATTCCAAGCTACTTGTGCTAAGTGTTTACAGCCTGTTTCTTCGTCTATTTCATTACCGTTTTCGTATTCCAGTAAATGTCTAAATAAAGCTGCTTTATAGCGATTATAACCATCTTCTAGATGCTGCCAGCTGTTTGGTGCATATTTAATAGCACCTGCTGTGTATACATCTACAATGTCTGCTATTTCAGGCAGAGGGAGTAAATCCCATCGTGCTTTTTCTGTATCGTATTTTACTCCTTTTTTCATCTCTCTACCATTTTACTTAGGTACTTTGATTTAAACGTCTCTACTGTTAAAAAGCCTATTATAAAGGCGAGTATCGTCCTTAAACTCCAACCTGTTTCTGATAACCATCCTCCTGCTAGAAGTCCAAAACACCACAATGTGTTTACTTCAAAAGATACCCAAAAATATTTCCAAAATTGTTTCATCGCTTAAGTCCTTTCTTTTAGTTATTTAGAGGATTCGTTAGAATCTGTAATTTCCTCAAAATCTACGTAACTATCTGGTTTATAATCTGTTTCTCTGTCTACAAGATGTTCAGAATCAAGCTCTTCAGATACAGTAGACAGTGCTTTTTCTACCTCTTCAATATCGGCTTTATCAGCCATTGTTACTTCTCCAGACTTCTTCTGTTCTTGTATTTCTTTAAGCTTTTGAATAAGCTCTGTTTCGTGTGGATTTCCATACTTCTGGTAGTATTGGAACAGGATTGAATGCACGTTATTTAACGCCTGTGGGTCTTTTACATTACCGTTTTCGTCTTTATCTTCGGCCAACTTGTCTACTAGCTGTTCTAGTTCTTCTGTTGTGTAGTTCTTAAGCTTTCCATCATCGCCAACATGACGTATGAGATTGCCGTCCTTATCGTAAATATTAGCAAATTTGTTAATTTTACCCATAGTGTTTTCTATTATGTTTTTGTACTTGTTTTAACGTTTCTAAAGCATCTAGATACGCTTTATTTTTTAGTAGGCTTAAAATTGTACTCTACCCTCGGTTCTGTGTTTGTTCCATATTCTGCGTGAGCTACGTATCTTGTACATTCTGTTCGTTTGGGGTTTCCTTTTTCATCTGTTTCAAGGTGTGTATAAATTTGATTATTTATCCACTTTTCGTAGGTTTTAAAAGCCTAATTTCTATCGTATTTGGTACTATAGTGGTGGATACAACTCAGCATCTAATATGCATCAATGCACCCTAAAGCAGCTAAATTACATACGTCTTTCACGTAGTCTACCATACCCTCTACGCCGAGTTTATCTTTTAAAGACATACATTCATTGTAGGATTGAATGTAGTATTTGTTATGTACGTCATAAAACGGCTAAACATCTGCTACATATGCGGAATTTATAGGGGCTTTATGGATAAAGTAGTACTTACAATTATCTGTTACTGTTATACTTTCTTCTTTAAGACTTAAAAAATCAGCATAATATAGTACAGCATTATGTTCTATTATATCTAACATATCTTCTTACTAATATAGATAGTCTTACTTATTCTGTATAGCTTTATAATATATAATATATATTTATTTTCTTTGCTACTTTCTTTTGTGAGCTGCTTTAAAGTGTTACTACTATAACGTAAGTTTTGACTTTTTTGTTGCACTTGCAACCCTTTTTATGTATTTATGCGTTAAGGGGGTGTCATTGTTAAAAACAAGTATTGAAATGAGCAAAACTTTAAAGGTAATTAAGCCTTTCTTTGTACTTAAAGAAGGCGATGTTTTAGAATATTCGGAAAAAGATAACATGTACGTTTATGCCAAGGAGGAGAAATTTGATCGCACTGGCAGTAATGGTGAAACATACGATTCTACATACAAAGAATCGTTAACATTCTCACCAAATTACGTACAAGAACTGATCGAAGAGGGTTATTTGTCAACGGTTACACAGAATTCTCAGAAATTTGTAAACGTGTTTGATGAAATTGATAATCTTCTCAACAAATACGTAGTTGAATTGGCCAATGTGAACAAGGATGAAGAGGATATCCCAATGTGCCTAAAGGTCGAAAAAACAACAGTATTGCAGAACATGATCAAAGTTTTATCTTATTTGAAAACACTTAAGAAGTAACATGGAAGAAAATAAAATTATTGATCAATCGGGATTAGCTGAGGATGTAGCTAGCAAGATTCCATACGAGTTTCTTGATTTTTTCTTGGTAAAACCCCTGGATCCGATCAAAGTAAAGAAAGAGTTTAGTAGTCCAGTCGCAAATAAAGAGACTCCTACTAAAGACAAAAACGGTATAACAGCTGTGGATTTTGATAAAGTTGAGACAGAGGTAAAGGAAGTAGATGCAGACGTAAGAAAAGGCGTTGTGTTGAAAATCCCAACTTCGTACCAAAATCAAATCAACGATGAAAAGGTAGCTGGTATGACTTACAAGATAAAGGTTGGAGACATTGTTCTGTTTCCAGATACACACGGTAAGTACTTCGATTTACTTAAGGACAGCAAGCTTATTAGATATTACGACATCATTGCTGTAGAAAAGTGATAGATATAGATGACGTAATCAAAGAGGTGTCGGCCCGTACGAATGTAAACCGGGATGTTGTGGATAAAATTTGTAAACACGCATTTGCATTTACAACAGACGTAATGAAAGATGGCAACGACACACATGAAATACTATTCAATAGGCTGTTTAAATTTAAACTAAAGAGTAGATTTAAAGATAACAAAAATAAAAAATATAGTCCAAAAATATGAAGAAGTATTTAATAAAACGAGGACACGCCGGCCTTATATCAGTAGATACAGAAACAAACGATCTGAATGTGACATCATACTTGTCAACCGGAATCGATTGGGTATACAGAGTACCTGAAGATGGAATCGTTAGTATTCAGGATACAGATTTTAAAAACAAAGAAGTTAAAAAAGACGATTTCATAATACTGTTCTACAATAGTGCAGCTCCTAAACACGCAGCTATCGTGGTGACTAGCAAAGAGTGGATTGAAAACATAGAAGCTCAACACAAACTCGATGAAGCACAGAGATGTGGTATTTGCGATTGTGATTGCGAAAAGTGCTGCGCCACAGAAAGTATCAGTTTAAAAAATTAAAATATATGAAAGCTACAAAGAAGAATAACAAGAAGTCAGTAAAGGTAGAATTTAAGCCTGTGTTTACAGTAGACCTTACAAATTGCGAAACAGAAGAAGACGCTCTCCTTGAGATGATCTATTCAAAACATGAAGCAGGTCTTGACCTTACCAGTCGCGAGGTGGATGTAATCGTCAACGATACAATCGAATCTGTAACAGATTCTGTAATCGATGCATTATTTGACGGTCATAACGCAGTTGTGATTGAAAATGGAGAACCTGTACCGTTTACAGCAGTAAAGATCGAGGTGAAAAAGAAGCCTTGGTATAAGAGGTTCTGGAATTGGATCACAGGTAAGTAATAACAATCGCCTCACAAGATGGCGAAAAAGTAATCTTGCTGGCGAAGAAAGCTGATATTGGTATTCAGCAACCATGTTACAAACATTGGTGTCTATGGGTTCAAATCCCATTCTTCGCACAAATACAGCTGATTCTTATGCCGCTGGAAGTATATTCTAGATACATACACATAAGACGTAGTGCAGACTGGAGATGTTACTGGTAATCTGCTGCGTAAAGCTGCACTTAATCCGCTTGGTTGGGATAAACCAAGTCCCGCCCTCGATACGAGGGCTGATATACAGTCTATATGTACTGCAAACATATTGCCCTATGGTGTAATGGTAGCACGGGGAGCTCTAACCTCCCAGGACCGGGTCCGATTCGATGGTGGGGCGACTAATACAGCTGTATACGCTGTGAACACATTAAAAACAATATACAATGGAATTAAAAATCAAACGACTTACAGAGGAGGCAATCCTACCGATTCGCGCACATAAGACAGACGCTGGAATCGATTTAACATGCACAAACATTACTCAGGAACTCAACGAAGCTGGACAATTGATTATAGTATATCATACAGGGTTGTCCATGGAGATTCCAGAAGGACATGTAGGTCTGCTGTTTCCAAGATCTAGCATTTCTAAAAAATCACTCACCCTTACAAATTGTGTAGGTGTGATAGACGCTGGATTTAGAGGCGAAGTGATAGCAAAGATGAGATCTACTACAGATGTAGTCCCAGCGATATACAAACCTGGAGAAAGATTTGCACAACTTGTAATTGTAGCAATACCAGAAATAACGATCACAGAAGCATCAGAACTGACAGAAACAGATCGTGGTGATGGTGGTTTTGGATCTACAGATGCTGCTGACACTAACGTAGATGTCGCAGCTGACAATAAAGCAGAAGTTACTGATACTAATGCTTGATAATGAAAAAAAATTCATATATATAACTTGATTTAGACGCTGGGGCTTCAAGCCCCTTTGTCTATTTTTATTCACATGTTAGTAACATTACTATCGAAACAGGTTTTATGAAAGCATGTGAATTTATATTTACGTAATCCTAGGTTGTATCAAAACAACCATGTTTCGAATTTACACATCTTGGACATGTGTTAAGGTTGATATTAAGACAAGCATGCAGCAGACTCGGCTGTTTAAACATAGAGTATTTGTTGTATAGGCCCTGCGGGGCCTGTACTTATTTTTAACCTTTAATATTCAACCTTTAAATTTCTAATTATGGAAAGTTCAAAAATTATGATGTTCCCTGAGTATGGAACAAACAGCGGCATTGACCCAAACCTCATGCTCGCCCTGAATAACAATGGTGGATTCGGTGGTAATAACTGGATCTGGATTTTGTTCTTGTGGCTTCTTTGGGGTAACAACGGGTATGGTGCAGGTAATGGTACAGGACTGTTGCAAAATCAACTTAGCAACGATACTGGTCGCGAATTACTTATGAATGCAATTCAGGGTAATCGTGAATCAATCAACAGCTTGTCAAACCTGCTTAACACAGACCTTACTTCTATCTAGAATGGTATTTGTGCCCTCAATGGCGCTATCACTTCTGTTGGTACTCAGGTAGGCATGAGCGGCTTACAGATTCAGAACGCAATACAGGCAGGTAATGCTTCACTTGCATCACAGATCTGTCAGTGCTGCTGCGAGAACAGACTCGCTATTGCACAGCAAACTAACTCATTGCAGTCTGTAATGGCGTCTAACCATGCAGCAGATCAGCTTGCATCATGTCAGCAAACAAACACGCTAATGAATCAGGCAGAGCGCAATACTCGTGACATCACAGATGCTATTAACGCTCAGAGTGTTATGATTAACAATCGTTTCTTTGATCTTGAGAAACGTGAACTCCAGGGTAAGATCGACTCACTTGTTGCAGACAACGCACTGTTGCGTTCTAATGCAAACAACGAACGTCAGACTGTTCTTATCAACCAGAGATTCAATGAAATCCAGAACGAGCTCACTTCACTCAAGGCGTGTCAACCTCACACAGTGCCTGTACAGTGGCCAAATCTTACAGCAATAAACACAACACCTACAATCAATACATTGTGTGGTCTTGCTAATGTTGGCTCTAACAGTTTTTGGAATTGATAAGGAAGGAGGTACTTATGTTTGGAAGTACTATATATCCATATAATTTCTGTAACAGGACTACAATTCCTTTACTGGAAACAACTTCAGTGACTGTTGGTACAGACAATGTTGTTCTAGCTTTACCAAATAGAGCGTTTAGGTTTTTAGAGACAAGAGGTCTTGCCCTCATAAGACTTAATCAGGTTATACCAGACGGAACAACTGACACGCTGCCGATCGTATTTTCGGCTAACGATTTTACACAACCTTTAACCAATGTTGGAGGAGATGACATAACAGTATCCCAGATTCCAGATACAGGAATCTACCTCGTTCACTATGATAAAAATAGTAATTTGGTACAGCTGTTAACGACTCAAATCCCAGCATAAAATACATTATAACACTATGATGGTAATAGAATTACGTAAGGCTGCTAAAGACAAAGTGTTTGACCTGTTTGGGGAGATCGAAGACCTCGGTCGCAAAAAGAAGCAGTACATGCACGAATTAAAAGAAACGCTTTACGAATGTTTTGAATCCTCTGAAGATGAGTACGAGGATGATGAGTATGAAGATATGTATGGTGAGCGAGAGAGCTACGAAGCTGACTTTCGCAACAAGTCATATAGATCAGGAATGCGCAAAGGTTCGCAAAACTCTGAAATGTCCGGTATGCGCATGCGTTCTGGCAGAGGGGTGCGTTCACGCAGATATGCTTAAGTTTAATTAGAATTAACACGTGTCTATGGCGGGGTATTGCCCCGCCCGACGACACAATTCAAGATTATTATGTTTTCAGGATTACGTCAAGGAACCGCGCTTTATATATTGGACAAAAGCGAAGACCCAAAAGTTGTCGTGGGTTATGTAGATAATATAACACCACCACACCCTATGTACAAGACATTCAATCCTTCTGTCAGCTTCGGCACTAATTTACAGACGGTGGTTGACATTGTTGTAACAATAGACAACGAGAGGAAGGAATTCATCGGAGTACCTAGTATAAATACAATACACTCGTATGGAGATTATGTCATCTGTGAAACAAAAGAAGGCATGATTCAAGAAGTAGACGCTCTGCTTTAGAATAGTAAAAACGTGATAGCAAGTGTAGAACAACATCGTTCAAACATTGCTGCGTGTGAAAAGATACTGAAAGATTTAAATCCGGTATATGCTAAAGAAACGGAGCGAGATGAAGCAATAGACAGTCTTACAAAACGTGTAGATGATGTACAAAGCGTGCTTACTAGGCTTGAATCATTGTTAACCAAACAGAATGCACATGGAGACAACTAGAATGTATAAAAAATACCTAAAGTTGTACGGTCCTCATTTCACCAAAAAACTATGCGAATTTGCAGTAAGTCTCATGGAAGACGAACAGGGTGAGATAAAAATGATTACAAAAGAAGAACTAGAAGCTAAGCTGAAGCAGTGTAATATAAAACTATAGTACGATAAGTTGTACGATGCGGTTTATGTTGCTAATATGTGTAAGGCAGACTTCTTAGGTAAATCTGTACCAAATGACGATATGCATTTGTGCATGTATGTCAAAAATGTAATCGATGATCCAGATGGATATGATGGACAAGTGTTCAACAGATGGATTTCTGATGTAAAAGGAACGCGTACAACTGTAGATTGGTCTGAATTTGTTTGATATGACTGCGCAGTATATACAATTAGGCAATGGTGAATGGAATGTGCTTGTGTACTACAATGTTACAGTAGATGACTACGTTGAAGTTGTGGATGTGTTGTAGCAAATAGAATGCCCTCCTAAGTTCATAAAGAAGGCTTTTCGTACACTCAGATATAAAAACACAGGGTTTACGTTTAGCAATACAGATTATCTGATGAGTATTGTCTGTATAGGAGCCGCTACAGATGTTGAACAATTTGTAAGTACTGTAATACATGAGGCCAAGCATGTACAGTCCCACATATGTTCGTACTATGATATAGACGAGCGCAGTGAGACAGCTGCGTATTTGATAGGACATATCATACAAAGAATGTATAGATTTTTTGAAAAATTAGTAAAACGATATGTTTGACATACAAGGGGATAAAATAAGATTAAACACAGAAGATCTATCAATTCCTCCTTTCAAAGATCATTACAACAATGCAAAAGATAAAAGTCAAGCATTGAAAGAAATAGAATACGTTATTTGGCTACACAAGTGGAATACTCCGTATGAAGCGTATTCTACAAAAGAACGACCTTCGGTTGTAGCCAAGGACGTGTTCAAAAATGAAAATTATATTCCTTCCGCTGAAGTTCAAACTCTTGCTCAACGTTTTAATGAATTTCAAGAAACACCTGGCACAAGGTTATTAACAGCATCTAGAACTGCTGCTGAAGGTCTTATAGCTGCGTTAAACGACTACTCTAGAGAAGCAATGGATATAGATACAGCTATAAAGGTTACGAGGATATTGAAAGATGTGGGAAGCATAGTAAAATCGCTAGATGTCGCAATGAAGCAAGCTCGTGCAGAACAGCTTGAATCTGGAAAAATCAAAGGCGGTGGAACTATAGGCTTGTACGAAACAGTACGATAATGTATGGTAGATTTTAATAAAAAGATATATAACAGTTAGAAGTTTTGTGAGGCTGCTAACTTCTTTAAAGAGCACGGCTGTTATACCCTTGCCCCAAGAGGAACTACCGATTATGTGAGATATTGGGACAGGGAAACAGAAAGATGCTTACATGGGTATGTGGCTCCAGACGGGGACGCTATTACAGGATACCATTATTTTTATTTAAATTACAGCCCAATCATGCTTCTAAAAGAAGTTGAATACACAGATAGATACGGTCAGAAGAGAACTAGACGAGAACGTGTGTTTGATTTTCCTAGATTTTGGGATGGCGATTATTATTATTACAATGCCATAGAAGAAGCAGAAGATTCTGGAAAACACATGGCTGTGTTAAAAGCGCGTTAGAAAGGATATAGTTTCAAAGGCGCGTCTATGTTGGTTAGAAATTACGAACTTATACCAGGATCTAAAAACTTTGCAGTAGCTTCTGAGCAGAAGTTTCTGGTTGGAGACGGCATATTAACAAAAGCCTGGTAGATAATGGACTTTATAGACAAACATACCGCTTGGTCTAAACAAAGACTTACGTCTACGCGAATGGAACGTGTATCTGGTTTTAAGGTGACGGATGAGTTTGGTAAACAAACAGAACAGGGATATTTATCCAGTATTACAGGCATTACTCTTAAAAACGACCCAGAGCGACTTAGAGGTACTCGTGGTAAACTAGTATTGTTTGAAGAAGGCGGTAAGTTTCCAAATCTAGAGACTGCGTGGCGAGTAGAACAACCTGCTGTTGAAACAGACGACGGTGTAGCATTCGGATTGCTTATAGCATTTGGAACAGGCGGTACAGAAGGTGCTAGCTTCGACGGATTGAAAACCATATTCTACAATCCGGAAGCGTTCAACGTTCTAAGCTTTCCAAACATATGGGACGACGGAAGACAGGATACAAAGTGTGCGTTCTTCAGCCCATCTTATATGAACATGGAAGGTGTTGATGAAACCGGTCAACCTAGGTTTATGGATAAAGACGGTAATTCTTTAAAAGATAAAGCAATTGAAGAATTAATGGCACAACGCAACATCATCAAGGACGGTGGAGCATCTCAACAATCAATCGACCGATTTATATCAGAACGACCAACAAAACCGCAAGAAGCAGTACTCGAACTTGGAAAAAACATATTTCCTAGAAAATTACTCATGGACCAGTTGACAAGACTACGAACCAGCGAGAAGCTGCGTAGTATGAAACACGTTGTAGATTTAGTGTGGGATGGTAGCGGTAGAGTAGAGGCTAGAGAAAAGAAAAGTGGTGACATAACAACGTTTCATTTAAAGAAGGATGATAAACCTGAAGGAAGTGTTGTAATATGGGAGTTTCCAGTAGAAGATCCTCCGTTCGGATTATACATAGCTGGGTGTGACCCCTATGATCACGATGAGTCTTTTACGAATTCATTAGGGTCTACTTTCATATTCAAACGAGTGTAGGCCGGAGAAACATGGAATGACGTCATAGTAGCAGAGTATTCAGGTAGACCGTCTACTGCCGAAGAATATTATGAAAACGTTCGCAAATTATTGATGTTGTACAACGCAAGATTGCTATTTGAGAACGAACGTAAAGGTATATACCCATACTTCACAAATAAACATTGTGACTATCTGCTTGCAGACTAGCCAGATAAAGTGATTACGGAAGTCTTTAAAGACAGTAAAGTGCAGCGCCGAAAAGGCTGCCACATGACAAAAGCAATTAGGGCATATGGAGAAGGTCTTATTCTAGAATGGTTGATGGACGAATACGAACCTGGACACCCTAATGTAGAGAGAATATACAGCGAACCGTTGCTTGAGGAATTGATCGAAAACGATGGTATACGAAACGTGGATAGATTGATAGCACTATGTATGGTAATGATATACAGAGAAGAATTATATCAAGTAAAGGTGTAGGCTGCAAAAGAAAAAAACAAATAGGTTGAACTCTTCGAACTGCCGCTGTTCGGATCTAAATATTGGTAGACCGGCGAACAGAACACGTAGAGTGATGTACCGTTATTCACGTTTTAACGATGATACGAATAGAAGACAATTTATACAACTCTTCATTCCCTCGACAGAAACTTTCGCTAAAAAAGAAAAATGAAAAGTGGCAACACGATTGTGTAAATTACATAATAGGCGAAGGCAACGTGGTATCTGGTGGGCAAACGAAAACTAGATATGGAGAGATGTAGACCTGTTATAATTTATATAATAGTATATTCGACGAAAAGGATTTTAAAAAGATAACAAATCCATTTAAAGTCGAGGATGGATTTCCGGCAACGCCATAGGATTTCAACATCATTCGACCTAAGATAGATCTATTGATAGGCGAGGAAACAAAACGTCCTTTAAATTTTAAAGTCGTAAGAACTTCTCAAGAATCTGTATCTGAAATATAGGAAAAAGGTAAAGAGATGTTGTTGAGCTACATCATGGCTTCCATTACTGCCAGAATGAGTGAAGAAGAGGCTGCTGCGTATCAACAACAGATTCAAAGCGGCGAGATCATGCCTCCTGAAGAAATCGGCAAGTATTTGAACAAAAGCTACAAGGACGTAATTGAAAATACAGCATACCATACTCTAACATACCTCAGAGAAAAACTCAGTTTTGACAACGAGTTTATAAAAGGTTGGAAGGACGCACTTATATCAGGAACCGAAATTTATTACGTTGGTGTAATGAACAGCGAACCTTATTTGGAACGTGTGAACCCATTGTATTTTTCATACGACAAAAGCCCAGATTTGGAATTTATAGAAGACGGTGCTTGGTGTTGTCGTAGAATGAGAATGCCATACACAGAGATATACGATCGGTATTACGACAAGCTTACAGAAAAAGATTTGAACAAGCTTGAGGAGATGATGACGGGAAGACCCTCGAACGACCTCGGAGACAAAGGTCCGGTTGACGATTTTAACCACATCAGCATGCGTATATACGACAATCCGATATATGATCAAAACACAAGAGGTTGTATAAACGTGTGGCATTGCTGCTGGAAATCGTTTAAAAAGATATATTACATAACATATCTAGACGAGTCCGGTCAACCTCAGGTGACAATAGAAGACGAAGGTTATCAAAAGACAGGAACCGAACTTTCTATAGACATCGATTGGGTTGTAGAAGTTTGGGAAGGATATCGCGCAGGTACAGATTTATATTTCGGTATACAGCCAGTAGAGTACCAACACGTATCTATAGACAATCCAAATTCACAAAAGTTACCGTACACAGGGGCAATATACAGCAATACGAATAGTAAACCACGTTCGTTGGTTAGCATTCTAAAACCTCTCCAGTACATGTACATAGTACTATGGTACAGATTGGAATTAGCTATAGCCAGAGATAAAGGTAAGGTTATAACTATGGACATTACACAAATTCCAAAATCAATGGGAATTACACCAGAGAGGTGGTTACACTATTTATCTTCGGTAGGAGTTAACTTTGTGAATCCATACGAAGGAAACCCATCGGATCCGAATGGAACCAGAGCTGCCGCATTCAACCAATTTGGTTAGGCAGACTTGACTATGGGCAACGTTATTGCTGAATACATACAGTTGATGGACAAGATTGAACATCTTGCTGGAACTATATCGGGTATTACAGAACAACGACAAGGACAGGTGAGTACAAGTGAGCTTGTTGGAAATGTGGAAAGATCTGTGTTACAGTCTTCTCACATCACAGAACCTTTGTTCTGGGTACACGCGCAATGCAAACGTAGAGCGTTAAATATGTTGTTGAATACAGCAAAAGGTGCTTGGGAAGAGACTGGTAAACAGAAGCTGTCTTACGTATTCGACACAGGCGAAAGAGCGTTCTTGGATATAGATCCTAAATTCTATTACGAAGATATGGATGTGTTTGTAAGCGATACATCTAGAGATCTTGAGAATATTCAAGCCCTCAAACAACTCATTCAACCTGCTATGCAAAACGGTGCTTCGTTATTAGAAGCTGCAGAGGTTCTTACTACAGACAACCTCAATCTGCTTAAACAGAAATTAGTAGACATGCAGGAGCGTCAAGAACAAGCTCAAAAAGCTCAACAAGAAGCTGAACAGCAACAGGCTGTACAAATACAGCAAATGCAAAACGAACAGCGTGAACAAGAGCTCATGTTAGAAGAAGCGAAGATGGATCTCGAACGATATAAGATTGATCAAGATAACCAGACTAGAATTGTAGTTGCTGAAATTAGTGCATATCGCGGTTCTGAAGAAAAGGACGCTGACGGAAACGGCATTCCAGATCCGATTGAAATAGCAAAGGACGCTACTGCTCAACGTAAGATAGCAGAAGAGTCATACATTAAACGTTACGAACAGAGACAGAAACGCGAGATAGAAGATAAGAAGATGTAGCTTGAGCGTGATCGTATGAAGCATGAAACAGAATTGCAGAAGCAGAAAGACGACGCTGCATATAAACGAGAGGAGCTTAAAGCTAAAACTGCACTAAGGAACCGTGTTTCAGGTGAATCTAAAAAATAATTAATTTATGGACGAACTACTAAGATTAGCTCGCGAAAACAATGCGATGCTTAAAGAAATATTATCGTATTTACGACACGAAGCAAAACATGACGATACTTAGGATTTTGTATCAAACGTGGTGGCTAACTTGGTAGCGTCCAGAATGATTAATAATCAAAAGTATGGTTAAAGATTCTACACAATTCAGACAAAGATTCAATAGGTGGAAGAACGGAGCAAAGGTGTATGATGCGGGTAAACCAATAAGCGATGACGAATATTATTCGACGATGGAGAATGTTGCAAAAGAAAATTGGGAAAAGTGGGAAGACGTTAGCGAAGACGCAGCTCTTACTAGAATCCTGAACGCAAACGACTATGATTATCGTGGATATTATAACAAATACCCAAAGTCTAAAGCTAACGCAGACACTCATTGGACCGATGAATTCAAAACAGTATATCATCCCACGTTCAGTGAACAATCTATATACAGCGGTAAGAAATCCAAGTTTAATCCAGAAGGGCTTAAAGGTGGTAGTTGGGGAGAAAATGATAAATTCTATCCTCAAAATTGGCAGATGTTTGGTACAAAATACAACCACTCGAAGCCGATTCCTAAATATGATGGTGGTACAGGCGATAAGCAACAGGCAAATAATGATATGGTATATGCGCCAAGCGAGCTTCCAAAAAGCAGTAAAGCTCTTGGAAATCTATTGTATCGCACTGCTTCGTTTATTCCGCAAACTAGAGCTATTACAAACATCACGGACATATTGGGTGTTAGCCCAGACGACGAAGCAATTGGAACAAGTGATGGTACGGATGTTCTAGGCACAATAGGTTTGTTATTAAACCGTAAAAAAAAGACCCCTGTAAACAACGGAACGCTTGCAAAACAATATGCGGAGTATTATAACAAAAAGCTAGCTAAAATCATAAAGCCATTGAATGCTGTAGACGTAATTGGTGATGCGTATTAGTGGATACAAGATGCAAAAGCATTCGAAGCAGTCATGCGCGAAGAAGCTCCAAATGGAGTTTGGAAGTCAGGAATAAAAATAAACCCTGTTTTATATGGACAATAATTTAAAAAATATATATTTGCCGAAATATCAATATGACGTCGGTACAGGCGGTAACCCATGGATACCTAAAGGCACTAAAGTTCCAACTGAAAACAGCAAAGAAGTTATTGTTTCTATGTAGCCTAGAACAACTTATATAGGATACGGGAATCAACCAGAAGCAACAAAACCTGCATATCACGAACCAATAAACCCTCAAACAGGTAGGCCGTATACGGTATATGAAAAAGATCTACCATTAAGCGGAACTGACCCTGTAGGATAGGTAATTGTTGAAGGAGCAGCTCTTGGTCCGATATTTAAGGGGCTGGGGTGGCTTGGTGGAAAAGCTTTAAATTTTGCAATGCCGTATATAGGCAGAGCGATGAAACCTGTAACCAATTGGTTTGCTGCAAAGGCGTTGAGTAATAGTATAGACGACGCTGTTGCTACTCCAACGTTTTCGAAAGTATTGCCTGTTGCGGAACAGGTATGGCAAGATTTAAATCTACCACACCGTTCGTATCAAAGTGGTTCGATGAAAGGTCCTTTTACAGAAGAGGTTTTCAGGCGCAATGGTATATTCGATGCTTTTGATGCGTTTGACAACCCAGCAAGAAAACATCTTGTCGATAGATTGTCTGAAGAAGCCGGGTTTCCTTTATAGGTACCTATGGGACATGGGAAGTTTCCTGGGTAGATAAAAATTGTACCAGACGTGGATGCCGACAAAATATTAGGCAAAGACGTTATTGGTCTAAGAGACGGCTATTCGTTGTTGGCGAGAGAGTCTGCAGATCCTACAACCATATTCCACGAAGCTCTGCATTTGCAAGGATTTGGGAAAACAAATTGGGATTATCCAAAACTCTGGTCACTCTTAGACGACTATTAGGAAAAAGGCTTTAAACTCGAATAGTTAGAAAGATCTGGTGCGCCGTTTATGTAGATACGTGATGCTAAAAGAGATTACTATGCAGCAAAATAGGCTTACAACCAACTTTTTGAATAGACGGATGCTACAAACTAGTTTCTTGAGTAGAAAGTCAAAAGCGTGCTTAGAGATGACGCGGAAGAATATATTCGTCAACCACACGAATTTGTTGTTCACGGCTTATAGGCAGGGAGAAAGGTCGGTCTTAAACCGTACCAACAAGAACCTACATTTGATCCATATAACACAGGTGTTCCAATTGTCGATTTTGGAAAAATCATGGAGACTGTCAACGATGCAGTTAAGAAACATCCTTGGACTGGTGATCTAAAGTTAGACACTCCAGAAGATTATCACAATGCTTGGAAAGTATTAACTGGCAATTTTTTGCCAGCTGCTGTAATCACAGGAGGAACGTTTGGCGCACTTCAAGAGCACAATAAAGGTAAATCTATCAAACCGCCAAGAAGATGAAAAATTTTGATATACTACAAATAAAACACGCATATAAAACTCAAGGATTGATTTATGCTGCTAGAGTAGCATTTAGCCTATTGACTATATCTACAATCACCTGGTTATATAAGAATGTAAAGTTTGTTAGAAATATTATTACACGTCGCTTCTGTAAACAATCTCCGTATTTAAGATTGGTTTTAGATTTGTTTATGTATGGCTATGATGATGAAAATTACTTCAAATCAATCATTAGACGTCTGCCGAGAAACTAGTAGAAGCGATGTGTAAAAGAAATGCTCAAATATAAACATGGCAAAAATAAAAACAATACCGTGTGATCCATATAGACGTGATATAGACGTGTTTATAGGTTCACATGAGGAATTATTAAAATATGCTAACAAACACTTAAAAGATGATTGCTTGTTAGACATTATTAAAAACGTAAATCCTGATGATTACGACGCTTCATTTTATTATAGAGGAGATGGCACGGGCATTGTGCATATATATAAAATGCCAACGACTCCTGTCGAAATAAGTGTAGCTGGACATGAAGTGCTGCACGCTACGTTTCATGTGTTAAACTATTGTGGAGTTGAGTACCAAGTGAATGGTTCAAATGAAGCATTTACATATTTACATCAGTGGATATTACAAAACGTATTAGATAAAAAAGGATACAAAAGGGTATGAAAAAGATGGTAAACGTAGGCTTGCATGCCATAAAAAAATCGGATAAGGTTGACGGAGTTACGCCTGAGGATAAACGATATAGTATTTTTTTCAAACACGATGAAAATCTTAAAAAGTTTCTCGACGAGTTTGTAGCATCATTTTCCAAATGGCTTGAATCAGATATCGTACTTTGGATGACTGTGGGTCATGTTGAAGAAAAGGAGGAAGAAAATGATACTAGGGAGTCATAATAGCTGGAGTTATTTACCACCAAAGAAGTGGTACATGAGACCTTTTAGATTTATAGCACAGTGTTAGGATTGGGATATAAAAACTCAATACGAACGTGGTGTTAGATGTTTTGATCTAAGGATTAGATACAAAGGAGATGAACTGCAGGTAGCGCACGGAGCTATGGTGTACAAAATAGACGTGGCTGATTTGCTTAAAGATCTCGAATGGCTTAATTCAAAGGGTGATGTATACGTAAGATTATTGCACGAAGTTCGCAATAAAAAGCAATATGAAAAGAGTAGCATTAGACACTTTAGGTGCGATTGTGCTGCATTTGAACAACTATATCCAAATATTAAATTCTGGTGTGGTAAAAACTTGTACAATTGGGGTACCGACTATGAATTTAAGAACAACCCTACTTGTAAAGAATTGTATAGTTCTGTGGTATTGCCTAAAATAGACGATGTATATCCTAGGTATTATGCAAAGAAATACAATAAGAAAAATTACAAAAAGGGTACGGATAGGGATATTTTATTGATCGATTTTGTAAACTATGTTGTGTAATGGAAATACTTATAAAAAGAATAGCTAAACGCGACACCTATACAATAGGTAAGATGTACATAAATAACAAATATGTATGTGATACTCTCGAAGATACTGATAGAGGGCTTACCCAATCGATGTCCGCTACAGAAATCGCTTCTAAAAAGATAAAGCATAGAACAGCAATACCTACCGGCACCTATACTATTACAATGAATATAAAGTCTAATAGGTATAGTAAAGTCCAGTGGTATGTTGACTTCTGTAACGCGATGATGCCCAGGTTTGTAAATGTGCCTGGTTACGACGGTGTGCTCATCCACCCTGGAAACACAGACGAAGACTCAAGTGGTTGTATACTCGTGGGTAAAAACACTGTTGTAGGAAAACTTACTGAAAGTAAGTCTACATTTCAAAAGCTGTATCCAATGTTAAAAGATGCGGCCGACAAAGGTGAAACAATATCTGTTACAATACAGTAATTGGTTTTAAATACAACGCAACAATAAGCGTACAAATATTGAACATTAATTATTTAAATAATTATGAAGAAGAAACAAGCAATTCCATCTGCATTTGAAAATGCTTTGAATGATCTTGGATTTGGTAATGTCGAAAATCAAGGTGAGGTTACCAACATGGATACACAAGACGAGTTTGTAGATGTGGAACCAATTGACAATAACAATCCGGTACAGACAACGGGTGCCGAGGACGAGGATAAAAAAGTGAAAAATCAGTATTCTACAAATGTGGACGACACTGATATTCCACAAGAGGTGTTGGACCGAATGAACGGCCAGCAAGTAAATAACGAATCAAACGATGCCAATGATGCTACTGAAATACAGGGCGACGATGTAATCGAAGCTCAGCAAGTAAGCGCATTATTTGACGCCATTGGAGAATCGTTTGGTTGGAATTTAGACGAGATCGATGACGACACAAAACCCGTCACTGTAGACGGATTGACTGCGTATATACGAGATCTGGTAGATCAAAATTCAGTACCAGAGTATGCAGATGAGCGTATACAAGCTCTTGATGAATACGTTAAAAATGGTGGCAAATTTGAAGATTTCTACTCAGCTCAACAACAGCAGATTAACTATGATAATGTCGATCTCAGTGATGAAAGTAATCAACGAACAGTTATACGTGATCTCCTAAAAGCTAGCGGATACACAGAAAGTCAAATCGCAAATAAAATAGATCGATACGAATCCGCAGACATGCTTGAAGAAGAAGCCGAAGATGCTTTAAGTCGACTTAAGGTTATTAAGCAGCAGGAAACTGAAAGACTTTTGCAACAGCAAGAAGCTGCAAGAAGGCAACATGAAGAAGAGACAAAAGCATTTTTTGATACAATGAGTACAAATATCAACAATCTTACTAATATTAGGGGTATCAACATCCCAAAAGAAGATCGTAAGAAATTGTTTGAATATATTTTCAAAACAGATTCAAACGGAGTTACTCAATATCAGAAAGATTTCAACAAGAATTTATCAAAGAACTTGATTGAGTCAGCATACTTCACAATGAAGGCAGATTCTTTTGTTACAGAAGCTAAGAAAACTGGAGAGACTACAGCTGCTCAAAGACTTAGACAGATGTTAAGGCATAAGAGCAAGAATCATTCTACGTTCAATGCCGACGAAGATAAACAAAGATCAGCTTTGGAACTTGCGTCAATGTTTCAATGATGATGTTATTTTAATCAATATATAATTATGACAAACAATTTACTTAACAACCTTCAGCTTTATCGCGGTCGTCGTTTTAGCGACTTGGTTGATGAGAATATGATTTCTAACGCACTGCTCACTAAGCCACACGAGGTAGCAGGTCTTCTTTCTCTCGTTTTTGGTACTAAGGATGACGGTGTGTCAACAGCTATCGATTTAATTACAGGTGGTCTCGGTAAGACCATGATTATCGAAAACCGCGAATACGAATGGTCAGTAATGATCGACTCTGAACATGCAGTAAACATTCGTTACGCAAAGTATAACGGTCAAGAGATTGACCTCTCAAACTACAGCACACTTACTCCAGGTATCAACGGTACTCCTATTTACCTCGGTTTGGAAGAGAGATGGTTTGGCGCAGGTGCAATTCTTTCTTTTGACAACATCAACTTCCAGGTACGTGTATCAGGTGTTCCTTACCAGGATGGTAGCACTTGGGTTTACGAGTGTTACGTTGCAGAAGGTTTCTCTGGTTCTTATATTCCAGGTGAATACCTCCTCCCAGGTCGTCAGGTAAGCCGTATCGGCTCTGCTTACGAAGAGTACAGCGACGAGGCAGATATCATCAACTATCAGACTCCATTTAAGATGCGTAACAACCTTACGACTCTGCGTCTGACTTACGATATTACTGGTGATGCTTACTCTACAGTATTGGCAATCGCACTCACAGATCCTGAAACAGGTAAGAAGTCTTACCTCTGGTCTGATTATCAGTATTGGGTTGCTCTCCGTGAATGGAAGCGTCGTGAAGAGAAGTTCCTTTTGTTCTCTCACTCTAACCGTAATGCTGATGGTACATATGCACTCAAAGGTACAAACGGACGTCCTAAACTTAGAAAAACAATAATCTATAAATGGGCACGTAAGGCGTAATCCTTACGCGTTTAAGTTTCTTAATTGCTGGAAAATCTAAATATAATTACAATTAAGTTTGTATAAACATCATATGGATACAAAGATGAATAGACAATCAGCAGCCAAGCTTGACATAATCCTCAAGCCTTTTCCGATAAAATTAGACGGGTATGAAACAAAATATAAAGTTTCAAACGATGGACGAATTTGGTCGGAATATTTGCAAGATTTTATGAAGCCTTATTATTCGAAAGGTGGCTATTTAAGAGTAAAAGTAAACTTTGGTGATAGGAATAAAAAGTTTATGGTGCACAGATTAGTAGCATTGGCTTTTATAGAAAATAGCAACCCTGATATTTTTACTCAGGTGGATCACATAGATTGTAATCGTACAAATAATTGTGTTGAAAACCTGAGATGGGTGACGCCGAAATAGAACACGTAGCATTCTCTAAAACTAGGAAATAGAGACTGGTATAGATATAAATTTATCAACAGTCTTACAGGAGACGTGTTAACATTCAGCAATGCTGCGAAAGCGTGTAAATATTTTGGCGCGTCGTATCAGTGTACAACCATTATAAAATATGCAAATACTGGAAAAACTCCAACCAATGGTTTTTTTGCAGGATGGTTTATAGAAAGAGAACTTGTCAAGAAGGTTCAACGACTATCCGCGGCGGCGGAGTAGGAACAAGCGTTCCGAAATGGAAACAACCCGACCGACGATATAATGTCGAGGGTTTTGATATAGTCTGATCTCTATAGAAATATAGAGCTGTCACAAATAAAATATATTAGACCAGCTGATCGTGACGGGTATAGGTTAGCGCCCTATACTGAACACAATGGTAGCAATTTCAGCTGGTCTGTTCGAGCAGGTTAGCCCAGCTAACATCCGTTACTACACTAAGCTGACAGCTGAGTTGTTCGAAGATTATCTCTTCGATCTCTGCTACAACCTCCTCGGTACAAACGAGCGTAAGTTTATCGCCCTTACTGGAGAAATGGGTATCAGAGAATTCGACCGCATTCTTAAGGAGAAGGCAGCAAGCTTCAACCTCATCGATACTAAGTTTGTAACTGGTTCTGGTCAGGAACTTACACTCGGTGGTCAGTTCACT